TGGCTTTATTTTTGTATATACGTAACTACAATATTGCCTTATTTAGGATCTACAATATTTGGATTTATCTGGACGCCATGATGCTTGGACGCCATGATGCTTGGACGCTGCTTGTGCTTATCTCAATGTTGCTTTACTTCTGCGACACCGCGCCAGGCGTAGCCAGAATATTCAGAATATTCGGACAATTTTTGGACCTGTAAGAATATTCTGAATATTCAGAATACTCAGAATACTCAGAATACTCAGAATACTCAGAATACTCAGAATACTCAGAATACTCAGAATACTCAGAATACTCAGAATACTCAGAATATTTAAGCTATTAAGAATATTCAGACTATTCAGAATAATTTTAATATTGCGGCTATTCAAAAAGCTATTTACTTTTTAATCAAAACGTTATATAATATATTTAATAAATAAATAAATTATAAATTAACTGCGTCAAATAGCTCAAACTTTATTTAAACTACTATTATTTGCCATTAATTTATACGGTCTTTGATAACTGAATAATGTACAAAAATCTATTAAAAATCGGAGGAATTTTAAAATGATCAATCTCGAAAAAGTTCAAGAAGTCTGCGTAAAATTCTGCAATGATGTCGAATTGTTGCAAAAAGAAATTAAAAGAATTCAGTCTGTAAAATGCAGACTTAAAAAGCAAAAGGGCAAAAAGTCATATCAAGACGAAATGACGGAAGTTTTGCAGCAAGAACAGATTTTAAAAGAAGCTAAAAACTTGCTCGAGCCAAAAGAAAAACCGGTTACGATGTATACTTTAGCCGATATTAAAAAATTAGATTACGACGAAACTGTTAAAGCCATTAGATCGATTCAGAGCAAAAAAACGCTGACGAAATGGCTAAATGACGAAGCCGGAAATAACGACGAATATCGAAAAGCTTGCGAAATCGAACAGATGCTGCTTGAACATAAATTAACCGTAGCTCCAGTCGACGATTTAAACGTTCGAAAAACTGAAATTCAGACGATAATAGACGTTTTAGAAGAAAACGTCGAAGTCGATAAAAACAGAATTTTAGCTCTGTTGCAAAAATTATTATAAAATATAAATAAGACTTGACATAATGTCAAGTCTTATTTTATTTTAAATATTCAGAATATTCATAATATTCTTAATTATTGCAGTCACAGTCAGCTGGTGCAAAATGCTAGCTGCAAATAGTCTGAATATTCTGAATCTTCTGAATCTTCTGAATCTTCTGAATCTTCTGAATCTTCTGAATCTTCTGAATCTTCTGAATCTTCTGAATCTTCTGAATCTTCTGAATCTTCTGAATCTTCTGAATATTATGAGTCTTCTGAATCTTCTGAATGATTACAGCCACAGTCAGCTGGTGCAAAACGCTAGCTGCAAATAGTCTGAATATTCTGAATCTTCTGAATCTTCTGAATATTCTGAATCTTCTGAATCTTCTGAATATTCTGAGTATTCTGAATCTTCTGAATAATTACAGCCACAGCCAATCTGTGTTGTGCTGCATAAAAGCACTGCTTCGGCCCGGTAGCGCTGTGCTGCATAAAAGCTGTAGTGCTATCCGGCGCCGCATAAAAGCAAAAATAAATAGCGGCCAATGGCCGCTATGCGGTAGTTATTTACCATAGTTTAGTTCTGACGTTGCAAAGTCTTTTACTTCGTCGATGAACGCAGCCAGCATATTAAGCACGTCGGCTGAATACAGTGGCAGTTCAAGCTGTTGACCGTTAATAGTTATAGTAAGCTTGTCGTCGCGTATGTCATACGTATGATGATAGTCGCATGCGTTATTAATTAACGCTGTAATATTGCTTGCGGCTTCTAACAATAATACGTTTGTGTCGACGTCGATAGTTTCTACTTGCTCTAAAGTTTTGTTCATGCTATAACCTTCTTTCTGCAGCTTTAGCTGCAATATATTTTAGCCTTTTGCAGCTTAATTATATTATACTACATTTTAGCGCAGTTTATGTCAGTTTTTGAAAATAAATGTTATAGCCGCAATATTTATACAGCCACAGTCAGCTTGAACAATATTATAACCACATCACAGCCACAGTCAGCTTGAATAATGCAGTAACTACACCAATTTGTAGTTATTGTTGACATATGAAGCAATTGCGCCGCATAAAAGCAGTATACTGTACAAGGCGCGATGTGTCACTGCATTGAACGCTAAAATAAAATGCTTGCTAATGCAAGCATTTTACGTTGCTACAAACAACCAATAAGATCATCGATCTTTACACTATCAACCATAATGTTAAAGCCATTCATTTTTACATGTGCTAAGTAAACGTATAGTGCATCGCAACTGTCCATGTAACATAACGGTATAACAGCTGATTGCGTTCCAATTGTAATTGAACAATTGAACGCTTCACCAAGCAAGTTATCTACATCTTCATTCTCAGTCCGCAAACAGTACTTTTCAGTCATTATGTTGTAAGTTTCATGCGCAGCATGCAAAGCATTAAGCAGTAACGCTGCATTGATGAATTCATTAACGCAGTAGTCATCAATCGCATGTAACTTACGCAATTGAGTATCAGACAATGCGTAAATACGTTGTTGCTGCTCAGTTAAACCAGTGAAGAATACTTCCTCGCATTTAGTAATGTTATACATAACTTTCAGCCTCCTAATTTATTTTAGTGTAGCACAACGCCACAATCAAACCTTAGTAGTTGAGTTGCTGATAGCAACACTCAACGCGTATAACGCAACAAACATGGCCGCTGTGCCGTTAATTTGTATCGGAGATACATAACTAACGGCTACTCCAATAACTGCAATTAAGCTAGTTGCAATCGTATGATGTACCCAATCTTTAAACATCACGCACCTCCATGAAAGTAACTTATCAATCCCCACATGGCTAACAGCGATGTAATAATTAGTACTACGCGTATAGTTGTATTTGACATACTTGTAGTTACCTCCTGTTGATTAATTACGCAAACTATCACTAACAAACTCAACACGTTGTAGTTCCCAGCCTGCTTCACACGGCTCATTCAACTGTACACTAGCTGTGGTCCAACTTTTGTACATATTAGACCTGTGAACTACTAACCACATTTCGTTGCCACGCATTTCAATAGAAGCACTGTCGCCGCTTATTTCTCTAACCTCACTGTTTACACGGTGTATAAGAGCTTTCAATACACGCACCGCCTTAGTTAAATTTTCCCCACTGTTTATATTATACCATACTTCAACGCGGCTGTGTTAAGTTTTTAAGAAAAATTTTTAAGGCCGCAAAGATCAGAACCAGCACCACCGGGCTGAGATCTACAAGACTTTGGAACTTCATTCAGCGCAAGCAACCGCGGCCAGGTGATTCGCGCAGCCACAGTCAGTTCGAGTGGCGCTGCAACTGCACAGCCACAGTCGATCTGTGCTATGCTGCAACTGCACAGCCGCAGTCAGGTTGCACTGTGTCGCAGCTACGCAGTCTCGTATTGATAATGCAACGCTGCGGCTATAAAAATACAGCGCGGTATTTGTGTGCTGAGTCCGTTAAAAGCCTAGCAGCAGGCAGGTGGCGAGCGTCACCGCGCCGCTTCAGTCTGCCAATGCCTCATACCACCGCTGCAGCCTCAGCCAGGCCAAACTGTGTAGTGCTTCACAGCAGCGAAAAATTATTGCAGCACTGCATCGTTTCTCTGAAAACTGAATACATACACTACAGGATGCGTTATAATATAATTAGAGATGGTGAAATAAGCCTACATAAATTGCTGGCTACGGCACAAAGTAGCAACCGCATGGATGGCGGTACAAAGGAGAAACTTATGGATATTAATCAATTGTTCGAAAGCAACAACGTCGCGCAGCAAGTAACTAACTCTCGCGGACTGGCGGGCACTGCACAGCTTACAAACCTGTCGACAGAGATTACCAACGTAGTACTGAAGTCGTTGGACGCTAACTTTGCTGACCACAAAGATTTGATTGCGAAGTCTAAAACTGATCACAACGCAATGGACGAACTCGTTGGACTGATGTACCCAATAGCTACTGAGGACGTATCGTTTCTTAAAGCGCTTGACGAAGCGACGCTTGAAGGAATGCTCAAGTCGCAGCAGTCGAAACGTAGCCGCAGCAAATCGAAAGTTATGACTATGGACAACTACGCGAATATGATGGTTGGAGCCGTTGCTGAGAACTTAGTTCGATTAGCGCTTGGCAAATCAAAACTTGCCTCAGGAGCTAACCGCGCAACAGGTACGATTGAGTTCAGCGAAGAATTGCTGCAGGAACTACAGGATGATCAAGACCGCTTGCGTAAAGAATTGCGGAACGTTCAGAGCAAGAAGTCTATAATGAAGGGAAAAGCTGACTTCAGTGAAACTGATGAACGTTGGGTATCACTTCTTAAAGCTGAAGCGCAACTTAAGGCAATAAGGGTTGGTGCAGCAACTACAATTGTAGAAGTTGAAGTAGACACTACGCGAGAGTTAATCGCTGACTTATTCCTTGGTATCAACATTGAAGGACTTAAGTCACAAGACAGCAAGCAGTTGCTTGAACAAATCAAGGAGATTATTATGGCGGATTAATACGTGACGTATATACGGCACATATATACGCGAACCGCACTTAATTTGGCAGTGTCGCCTGTGCTAAAATTGTCGCAGGCGATACACAACATCAAAAATACGAGGAGGATATTACAATGCATGATAACTACAAGAATGGCTTCGTTACTATACCTGTCGAGAGGTACGAACAGCTGCTGAAGAAGTCTTTTGAGTTTGACGCACTGTTCAGTTTAAGGAAAAACTGGAGTGAAGACTTAGCGCTGACAATAAGTGGTGATGCCATACACAAGATTGCAGTTGACAAAGCCAATGGTTGTAAAGTGGCAGAAGGATACACGCTGTTTGACGCAAGTTACATCGGCGACCGTGAGTTTGTAGTTGCTGCTAAAGTTAATATTTGCGTTGATGCAAGTGGCGATGAAGTTACACGGTGTAAACGATGCGGTTGCGACATACCGCTTGATGGTTTAGAGTACTGTGATAAGTGTACATTAAAACTTGCGCAGGAAAGTGGCGATGAAGTTAAGCAGTGTAAACGATGCGGTTGCGATTTACCACGCGATGCCGCGAATCACTGTGAAGAGTGCGCCACAGAGCTTGCGTACGAAAGGAGCAAGCAGCATGAGTAGCCTCAATGAAGTACTGTACAGCGAATGGAGAAGATTTCTAGACGAATTCTTCTGTGATGAAAACCTAATGACTGGAAACAGACCGTGTGACGACGGTGCGCCGTGTGACAGATGTCTTGCTGAGTCACTTACACAACAGTTCAAAGACTGGAGACAGCAACAGAACGCGATAGTATGTAAATTGTAGTTCAACTAACCGCTGGTTAACGCCTGCGGTTTTTATTTTGTGCTTCACCGCGACTTCGCGGTTTGCCGCGAAGTTTAGATTCAGCGTCACCGGGCTATGACCTACAAGATTGTAGATCTTTATTCAGCGTAAGCAACCGCGGCTATGTGCTACGATTTCTACAGCCACAGTCGGACTGCGCGGTGCCGCGGTTGCTTAAGTCGTATAGCTACGTTTCCAATTGACCAAAACTGCACAGCCACAGTCGGACTGCGCGGCGCCATAGCACTTGGCCTCTGCTCTGTGGCGCTATAATACGGCTGCACACGCAGCTCAGCGTCGCGGTACATCACCTGCATACGCTGCGATCAGCCTGTTTTGGCGTCGTATACCCAAGCGACGCTGCGTCACGGCCATAATTTATCGGCCCGGTAGCTACTATCATTGCAGTTGGACGTACGCTTTAAAAGCCTGGTATATGGCCCGACAGCCTTTAAAAGTACTGTATTTAGGCGCTACAAGTACCTTTTATCTCAGCAAAACGGCGCCGCGTCGGGCTTGGAGCCTGGTTAAAAAATCACCTTGAAAAGTTCTTCATAACATGCATATATAGCTACAATTCATTCTGGAAGGGTACACGTCCAAAGGAAGAGTACTCATTTATTCATTTATTTATTTATTATATATTATTATTATTATTATTATTATTATTATTATTATTATTATTATTATTATTATTTTATATTTATAAATTATTTTTGTTTTCTGTTTAGAATCTGTTGTCTTCTGTAGTTTCTGTAATTTCTATCAATTTTGTAGAATGCGTTAAATTTAATCGAATTAATAATTATAAGTCGATTGTAGGTTAAATTAATCGATTAAATCGATTGCGTTATATTTAATTTTGATTCAAAAATTTTTTATGTTATAATTTATAATACTTTTTAAAGTCTAAATAATTTTTTCACCACGAATTCGACTAAATCGATTAATTCGATAAAATTGACTTATAATTAACGCTATTTTACTGCATTTGTTATAATTTGAGTCTATGTAACGTATAATATACATAATATACAGTATATTTTAAAAATAAAGCACAGAAAGGATTGTTTGTATGCAAAAATCATCTAATACGTCTTTAATTAACGGCGTGGCGGTGAAGAAGTGTAAGCAGTGCGGCCGCAAACTTAACATAGTTTCATTCAGAAAGTACCCGTATAGAGGCGGCAAGGGGGCGAAGACTTATAGCGGTACCTCACAAGGCACGTATACTATTTGTACCGAGTGTGAAGCAGTCGAAAGATTAGCAATGAGACTGTTAAAGAGGCTACGCAGTGGCGAGGTGACTGATGAGCTGAATAAACAGATAGAAGACGTGTCTAACCATTATAAGAAGCTTACACGTATAGGTTTACCACCAGTAACAGCTAATGCAAGAAGAATTGTAGATCCTACGCAATGTGCTGATAGTAGTGTAGATAATGCTAACAATGCTAAGAAACCTTTTAGTGTTAATCTAACATTTGTAGATTACACAGTAGCTGCCGACGGTGCTGCAGTAACTGGACAATCATTTGTAGGTCAAGACACACTAATGGATGAGTTTAATAAACTTATGGTAATGGATCTTACAGATAACCCTGAGGTGTACGACGAAATACTCTATGAGCTGCGTGATAAAATGCAGAGTAACCAAAGAGATCCTCGTATATTAAACCCAGTATATGAGAGCATCTACAATAGTGTTCTAATTAGGATCGATAATTATGGGGATGAGTATTGGAAGACGCATTAATTGTGTAGATTGATCCAGCAATATAGTATGGATTAGTATAGATTAGATTAGATTAGATTAGATTAGATTAGACTGGATTAGATTAGATTAGATTAGACTGGATTAGATTTGGAGTGAAGAATATGATGTTTAGTACGTTGCCAAAAGGTGTGTTTATAAAGGATGGCACTGAGGTAAAGGAATGCAAACAATGTCATAGAACATTAAGTGTAAAACGGTTTCGTCGTAACGTTCCTCGCGGCGATGGGAAGTACAACACTATTGTAGGTTACCATACAATTTGTATAGAGTGTGAAGCAGTAGAGAACCTAGCTTCAAGGCTGTACAAAAAGCAACGCAGTGCTTTAGACCATGGTACAGAATTAGACGAAGCAACTAAACAGTCGATTAACGATGTCACTAACCATTATAGAAAGCTTAAAGAACGTGGTTATGTACTCGTAACGAAGTATGCAAACTTGCTTGTAGATCCAGCCTATGAAAAACATAAAGTTAAAACTAAGCGTGTTTTGCTGAATTTTATAGATAGGTAGTAAAACGCAGTAAGGCATAGCAAGACCCAGGCTAATTGACCTGGGTCTTAATCTTACTTTGTAGTTTTACTCCAACCATTACGCTTAGCCAATATTTGCCACTGCGGCACTTTGTTTGTTAGCATTTCCTCAGCATAGCGTATCAGCTCTTCTTTATAAGGTTTCAGATACGCCAACCATGTAGAGTTGTTTGTAGGTATATCTGACCCCGGAGGCACCGACCTGCTGTACCTAGGAGATATATAATAACTGTATGCTTTGATAAGTTGATCTAATCGAACCTTAAATTCCTTGTCTTCGGTAATGACAGATATTTTAAGCAGACTATTAGCTTTGGCATCTGCTTTACTTGTAGATTTAACGATGATTAGTGCCTTCTGGTATTCCTTCAATGTGCAACACACTCCTTATCAGCTCCTAGCTGTAAACAGTTACAAATATAATATTGTAGATACTACCCTTTATCTTGCATTTGTATTTCTATAGACAACACTTGCTTTGTTACTACGCCGTACTTATTACCGAAACAGTCACTTATACGGTCAACTTCAATAACAGGTTTCAAATCTACAATACAGTATCCGCTAAAACCACTTTGTTGTACCATACGCACTGCATACGTAAACAGGTTTTCACCGTCATTGAAAGTGTCCTCAGACATGTCAACTTCCAGTATAATTCTCTTAATCATGTAATTGTAGCTCCTTTATCTAAAGCCGTTCTTTGAACGTGGCTTAAATTGTTTGCAGGCGAATGTGTCGCTTGCTACGCCGTGGCGCTTGTCACATTTTGTCTGCGCCATAGGCTTGAAGCGTACACACTCGCTGCATGTATTAGAATGAATTACGTGTAGTTTACGTGTAGGCCTGTAGAATTCCACCTGCATCTCTCCACCAAACAAACCAAAGCTGGACGATGGAAAATACATCACATACGCCTCCTTAACTTAACTATACACACCTATTATTGTAATACCGTTACCGCGTTCCTCAAATATAGTATTACAGCCTGCGCATGTGTATTCTTGACACATTAGATCACTACCATTGTAGTTCACAGTGCATTGACATAATGGGCACACTCTGTCTAAAAGGTGTTCCCTTGCGTATATCAGTATTGTACCGTGCTTACGATAATACCTACTTTCTCTTACGTATACATTTCTACCGTCGCCTTGTCCGAAAAAGCGATCAAAGCCTTCGTCCGGTAACGCCTTGTAGTATAACTTATACACGTAACCTTTGTATACGAATACTTTGTCTTTGATTTTCAAAGCACCGTCAGGAACGTTGTAAGGTAGAAAGTACCAAGGTGGCATAGTGTTATTAGCTTTATACAGCATGTTATAATCACCTCTTCACGTGCTAGCGTTGTTTGAGCTCATTAACACAGGTACCAACCAGTCCTGGACTCGCTGCGTCGTCAGTAGCCTTGAAGTGCGCGCCGCTGTGTTGCGGATACATGTACTCTATCATTGCAAAGTTAGCTACGTCTACAAGAAACTCAGTGTTACCGGTGCGTAGGTACTCGTTAAGACGAAGTTTAAGGCTCTTAACAGCATCAACCAACGCGGCGCCGTCAGTAGAAACTTTATTGTAGTTCTCCTTAACAGGTCCGTATTTGTAGAAACTCATTACCATACGGTTCTTGCGAAGTCTGTCAAATTCCTCGTTGTACTCAGATGTTAGTATGTGTTCAAGCGACGCGGCCATAGCAGTTACGTTCATATGGTCTATATACAAGCAATCTCCTTCTTGAATATACACTTCAACCCCTTGGTCAGGTGCAATAGTGTGTTCACTTTGCCCAGCACTAAGTTGGATTTTCTTATTTAGTTGGTTTTTGAAGCTAACTTTAATCGGTTGTTTCATCTGTGCGTTCCTCCAGTTTTCTTAGTTTCTTTTTAATGATTCGTATAGTATCACGTACCATAATAGCGCCAACCACCGTTGTGGGCATAAGATGTTCTATGCGAGCTAACCCATCCTTATATAGATTACACTTAGCCTCCGCGGCGCAGGCTCGACGTAGCGCCTGACTTAAGGCTTTATCGTGTTCAGCTTTAAGTCTGATAGTATTAAGTTCAACTGTGATTTCAACAGGTGACATATGCGAATGCTCTTCGCAAACAGTATAACCGAACCGCGGTTCATACTTATTACCGCCTGTTTTACCGCATATCTCACCGCCTGTTTTACCGCATATCTCACATGGTTCAGTAGAATTATAACCATTGAATCCCCACATTCTATCAGCCTCCTGTTATTTAATTAGCGCAGTCCAAAATGTACTCGCGCAGCGCAGTGATGCTGTCAATACAATTTTCGTTACAGTTAGCTGACGGACAACGTCTGTTAGAATCTTGTAGATTTATTATGACGTCAATAATTAAATCGTGCATAACTGTATCGGTGCTGTACTGCATAAACTTTGTAAGTTCACTTATTTTAAGTCTGTCAGCATTCAATATGTGCGTAACGTCAAATGTAGGATACATTACAGTACACCTCCTCTTGAAGCGTTATCCACGTTTATTGCCGTTACGTAACCTAAAAGCAATCATATAGCACTTGTAGGTACACTGATACTTAAGTGTGTTGTTAATTGCCGTGTACTTATACGCCCACGTACCTGCCATATCGTAAAACTCCTTGCCGCATACTGAGCACTTTTTGCGACGATTTTCGAACGCAGTGGTGTGTAACGGTGGTAGCACGTTGCCGTTGTAACGCTGTCTTTTAGTCTTTGTGTCAGCTTTAATACAGTTATTTTCACCAATGTTCTTTGGTATAGCTGATGTACACATAATAACAACTCCTATACAGTTATAATTAAGTGCGATACCGTACTTTTTATTGTACATGAGTAATGTTCTATCACGTATGTTACGGAGTATATTACAGCACCGTACACAGCAAAAGCTGTCACAAGCATAACTAGCGGCTGTTTCTTATTATTATACATTATAGTCCTCCTCTAACCAGTCCAACCAGTGTCTTACACAGTTATTTGTAGATACACACCCACATGGACAAAGATGTGTTTTACTTAACTTAGTGGCGATGCGTCTACGCTCAGTAAGTGCCGAACTAAACGCAAGACCACTAAGTATTCTGTCAACAAGGGCTACTACACGTTCGTCAAGTTCATTATCAGAGTCAATTGTAGATATAACCTTGCCTTTTACTACAGGCAATTCGTTATGTGTTGTATTCATTGCTTCATCTCCTATAACTTATAATACTTAATAACGCTCAAGACCTATTGCTTCATCTTTACTAACTTTTTGATTACCACCGCACCATGGGCAATAGTTAGCACGTCCTGCAAGCCAATATTCGGCGCCGCAGTGGTGACACTTGAAGTTAGATTGTAGTTTCTTAAATATATACATAAGCGAATACGTACCGCCACCGAGAATTACAAGTACAGCAGCGCCTGTTACGCCTATAGTAAATAAATCATGCAAAACATCTACAATATCTCTCATTCTGTACCATCTTCTGTAATGTACCCACTGCCGCCACATTCATCACACTTAGCAACATATTTAGGTGGATAGTAGTCATCTGATGTATAAAAACCGCGACCTTCACATACATGACATACAATCTTAACTTCTACCTTCTCAGTAGCTGCGTCGATGAGCCTCTTGAATAAGTCCAAGTCACTTTGATAGAATACTACACGCACTGCCGCATCAGTATTAAACGCATATGCATCTATCTTACGCTTCAGCGCTGCAGCACGTTCAGGCGTTAATTGTAGGTCACTACATTGGTTGCTATCATGTGTTTCTACTAATTCGTTATACAGCTTACGATTAATAACAACAAACTCTTTACCAATTAGTATGGTATTGCAGTCTTTTTTAGCATGTTGTATCATACGCATAACGGCATCAAATGTTTTACTATTGCTTCTACCAGTGCCTACTGTAAGAACTTTCATTGTCATTCTATACCTCCGGCTAAGTTAGTTTGCTACAGCACAAGTTACGACAAACGTAATCAGCTTTTAAACATTGTTTACGTTCATACTCTGCTTCATTTGTCTCCTTAACGTACTGTACAATTTTATTTATGTGTGGTTTTACAGTACGCTCACACCAGTCAATTATACGGCTATGCTCATGCTTAGATAGGTTTAGTACAACTAATGCAAGGTCTTGTACGTCATTCCACCAGCTTAAGCATAGTCTTATAAGGTTACCTGTTACTGTAGTAACTTCATTGTCATCTACAATTGCATAATACGTTCCTGGGTACTTTACAGTGTATTGCTCTGTATCAACAATCCAACTTAGTTCCTGTATGTCTTGTGCAACCAATATTTTAGCACATAAACGTTTATCCGATTCACTGTAATCATTCATATATGCCCTAACCATGTACTTCGAAATCATTAATTCTATAAGTTCTGGAGCGTCCATGCAATCTATCTCTTTGCCGCATGGCGCCATGCTATTAGAAGTACTTGTAGATTTAATATTTGCAACTTTATTGCTTTCAAAAGCTTCTACACCAACTATATACGTATCCATTATATCTATTAACGCGGGCTTTCTGTCGTCAGCATTAAGCATAGCTAATGTAATATTGTCTCCTTGTACTAACGCCAGTACAGGGTACACAGTTTCCTTTTTCAAATTAGAGTGGTTCTTTATAGGACTCACTTCAAATTTCAATAATGGTGTTAACATGACGCACCTCCTAGTAGTCTAGCTCACTCACTATACTTTCAAAGTCTAACCTGTCACAACTATCAAGGTTCTCTTTGACATGTTCGTACCATGTTAATAAAGCTTCCTTTGTAGTTTCCTTTGGCTTCATTTCCATTTGTGCTATTGTGTTACTGTATGTTAAACTTTTTTTAATTGTATGCCTGTAGGACTCAGGTACTACAATAGGCACCGCGTCAACGTACCGCTCCTTAACTTCATCAATATCTTCCTGTGTAGTTACGGGTACCGCTTTCGCACCATGCTCTTTTTTAAACAAACTGTACGCGTCATCATGTATAGCGCTGCGTACATACGTAAATGAATCAAGACATGCCACATCGCCCGCACCAGCTTTAAGTAACTCGAACTTAATAGGTGAGCCTGACTCAGCCCACATCTTAGACGCTAACCACGTTAACTCAAAATCACTTACAAGTTTCCTATCTCTGTTAAGCTTTATATGCTTTGGCATAAAGTCATAACCATACTTGTAGTTAGCAAAGTCTTTTACAAATAAGCCGTTAACGAATACTTTGCGGGCATATTCCGGGTCAAGCAATATGCGACCCTGAGGCACTTCGATGATGTCTCCTTTAAGCTGTTGGCAATGTAGGTTATTAGCTACAATATCAGCGTATTCATCTTCGGTAATGCCTTCTACTGTAATAGTTAAGTCATTATCAGGCACAGGGTTCCAGAAGTGTTGCTTTACAGTACCAAATACCAGGATTGTAGCTCCCTTGTACTTGCGGGACTTTACGAGCCTAGGCTTCCATACTTCACGCTGGCCATAGTTATAAAACGTTACAACTTTATGTTCTCTAAGCAGCACTAGCACGCCTACTTTGTAGCCCTCACCAAATTGGCCTATAGTAGCTTCGTCGTGGCGCTTAGTAGAATGTCCTAACAATAAACTAGATGTATCAAGGCTTGAGAATTTATTGCCAATAGTTAATATACCATCATTATAATTCATAAACATAAGATTAGCTGGATTTTGTATCTGCTGATCAAGTGCGTTTTGAAACAGCTCGCGTACAGCATCTGTCACAGTCCAGTTCGTTACGTATTCAGGTGATAAGCTCAGTTCGTACGTACCCATATAGGCATCCTCCAAATTAACATATTACTTGTAGCTTACTTATACATACACTTATGCGCCCTTGCTTCTTTAAAAGCCGCTGCCCTTTACCTGTACCTAAACTTACTCCGTATTGGTCAAAGTGTTCTTCACACATATTAGCCCAACAGCCTAGTTTTGTAACAGCGTCATAAGCAGCAGGCTCGTTACAAAAGTCACATTTAGGTAGACTATCTACATAAGCAGTTGTTATATCACCGCTGCGTCTCATTTGTCAATACCCCATTCTTTCTCTGCATACTTAAACATTCTTTCAAGCTTTGGCGTAATGTATGGACCACAAACACGACTGAATGTTCTACATGATTCAACGAAAGCGGATAGACCGTTAGTAAACTCGAATACAATACCTACTGTGCAATGATAGCCACGTATTAGTTGATTACGTTCTAGTATGTTAGCTTCAACTTCTAACACAGATAGTATCTCTCTACCATCTTCCAGTGCTAATAAAAACTTTTCAGCGTTATCCTTGGTCATACACATAGGACTATTTGGTAATGTTTTTGACTGATCATTATTGTACACGCTATTCACACTCCCTCGGTAACATAAAGAATATAGTATTGCTAAACTTCGACATGCCACATATACATCCCCACGGTTTACGAGTTAATGTAGTTGTATAGGTATGTGCCATAGGCTCTATATTACGTGTGTCACAAGTGAATACGTTAACAACGCCTAATGGTTCTACTTCTTCAATTATACGTATTGTTACTTGCATGTAGTTATACCCTGCAGAATTTATTGACAAATTTTCTTTATACTTGCTGCCTGAAGAGCAAGTATAACAAGGATTTTTATTTTCGTCAGAATTTTTGAATATACAAGATTGCCTTAAAATATAACTACAATTCTTTCTAGACGTACTATTGTTTAACACAACGGCCAACCCCACTTATTTAAAATAGTTTTTGAACTTTACCAGTTTCTTCATCCCTGATAACGGTAGAATCACACACATTACATGTTACTAATTCTACTTTTGATAACACTGCACCTGAACCAAACTCAGTAATTTTCATATATTTTTCATCAAATGTGTTACCACATTCTATGCAAGTAAATCTTTTTATGTTACGCACCTCCCTTCGTCCAGAGCACTACAGTGCTCTCGAAGAAGGGCTGCTGTGTAGGAAGCACAGCAGTTATATAATGCCTCACCGGTGTTATTTTACAGGAGGCGCACCTCCATTCAATTTAGTATTTACCATCCCTACAGTGAGGCGTGAAACGGTCTAAGTACTAACTGTTAATAGTTATAGCTATTTCGTACTTATCATTAGGTACTATACGTAAGTCCATTACAGTAGCATTCGAATGCGCACAATGTAAATGGTTCATAATGCGCTTTAAGCTAGTATTTCTACGTGTGCAAGGTTCAGAAAATGCTTTCTGACCAGTTCTAAGACTTACAAATGAGCAATACTTAGTGTGATTATCTTCACTACCCTGCACATAATCTTTATCTTTTACGTACGATGACACAATGTACGGCACCGAACCGACAACAATTAAGTCACCGTTTCTTAACGTTATGTTATTGTCATCTTCAAGACTTAGGCCATTAATTTTAACAGTAGGCATTGTAGTTCCTCCTTTTATTTAATTAAGCTCTTTCATCCTCAAATTTGTAGAACCTATCCAGAATGTATTCAAGCACAGGTTTATATGTTTCATCATGAATCGGTAAGAATGTAGTTGAGTTCATACCTACCTGTGGCCTGAATGATTCTTTAAGTGATTCATACACTGTTTCCGTGTAGTACTGCGGCTCTGTGTTGCTGTCTAGCTCACACGTTGCCCAATGATATAACCTAGCGCGTGGCGCTGTTACATACGAGCTTTCTAAACTAAGAGCTAGCATAACATCTGTAGGTAACTTTACAAACTTACTATTCATTTTTCTAAGCTGTTCATCTAGGTCTTTCGCAGCATCTTTATCGTGTAAATTCCAGTCAGGTGGTTCTAAACCTAGCGAACGCTGTAGTTCCCAAAGTTTGTATATAGTATTAAGTTCTGTTTGCTGTTTATCTGACATTGTGTCTAAACCACTCAAGTACTTAACACGATAGTTAATGCTTTCGCAAGCTTTACACATTTTGTAAGTACCTTTGCGACCTGTGTAGTACTGACGAAAACTAGGAGTAGGTTTTACTTCGCCGCATTGTCTACATAATTTACTTAGTTGCTGTGCCACTTAAAATTTCACTCCTTACAAATTTATAACTAACGTGTGTAGATTCCATAATCATTGGCAGAACCTACAAAGTTGTTTATGCGTCAGAGGAAGTAATCTTACATCCAACTGGATCAAATACACCGCTATTTTGAGTTATACACTCTTCAGTACCGAGTAATTTACAAGTAGGACACTTACTTTTAATAGCGTGTTCGTAGCTTACTTGTGTAGTTTGTTTACTTTTTAAAACCATTGAGGTCCATTTTACTGCTAGCATTAAACCAGCTGCTATGCCCTCACTATGTGCTGCGTACTCTTTAAGTTCTTCAATATTCTTAATTGCCGCTGCGTTTGTTTGCAAACATGTAGCTTGTTCAATAATTGCTTCACACAACGTTTCCAAGTTTTTATGCATTACTGTACCTCCGTTAACTCTTGTAGTTCCTCAGGCGTTGCTTCGTCCCATATCCATGAAAACGCGCCGATTGGGTATAACTTAAGTTTTACACTTTCTATTTCAACTTCTTTGCTACTATACTTAGAATATTCATCAGGATTATCATCCTCAGTCATACAGAACACAAATGTGTCTTTATTAGCATCATAGTACGCAGGGTACTTATCACTGTTAAAGTGCTCTACAAGTTGCATACCAACTTCTAATGTAAAGAAAGGACACTCCCAGCCATTCCATGTTTTATCTGTTGTGTAACCTTCAAATAAGTGACCCTCTTCATCAATTGTGAAGTATGTTTTACGAAACTGCTGCGTCATAATGCACCTTCTAACATGTCTGAGAGTCTGGTTTATAAGATTCGCATGGTCTAGACAAACAACCAATACAATTGTCTTCTTTACCTGCACGTCTTATATTTTCACAGTAAGCGTTGCATTCGTCATCTAATGATGCGCACGTAAAGCAACACCTCGCATATTGCGTACGTACGGTGCCATCCGTACCACGTACAAGTAATTTTCTAGATGCACCGTGCATTTGTATACTATTGCGTTCCATTGTACTTCCTCCCTTATACTGCCGTTATATATTTTTTAACTTCTTTAGTTTTTCATCATGCATCCTAGTTACTTTATAACAATCTTTGCAATCCCGGCGCCAACGTGTATTACCGTGACCATCTTTACCGTCTTTATAAAACTCACTTACAGGTTTAACTTCTTTACACGTACCGCATCTACGCATGCCTGTTTCAAGTGCGTGCTCATTGCTTTCGAACATTTGTGCTAGTACCAATGTTACATCCTCCTTTATGCTGTTGTCTATGTTAGTTAATAGTATTAAGGCTCACGACGTACATCCTTTTAGCCGCCCAGCAGTCAAATACTGCTGGGCGGATGAGCTTGATATGAGACGTATAAAATCCCTATCTTTAATATTATAACACGAAAGACTACAGAATAGTACTGTTATTAAAAATTTGTGCAGCTACTCCACAGCGTTGTGCACGGCGGTGTTTATGTTGTTTGTACTAGCTGCCATAACTTTATGCACATATTGTATGGTCAAGTTAGGACGGTTTGACAATGACCAAATCTTTTCAGTCCATTTAGAATCACTTGAAACTTTACGACTACTTGTAGATACTGTCTCACTTATAGCATCAAGCATGTCCGCATGGAATACAATATGAGCTTCAATACACTGCGGTGGCACAACGGCGCCGTGCTCAAGTGCGCCATGATGCGACAGTAGCATGTGTCTGAGAAGTTCAATCTTTTGTAGTGTCGTACCACTGTCAGCTGGAATAGCGGAATATGCGTAGTGTCCAATCATCTCTGCGCCGATGAACAGATGGTCATAAAGCATTCCTTCATCAGTCATCTCTATAACAACACCGTCAAGCTTATACGCTTGCATCTTACCTATATCGTGTAGCAGCCCTCCAGCAACACATAAGTCTACATTAATTGTAGGTTTAGTTAAAGCTATTGCTTTGGCAATTTTAGCTACACTTAATGAATGGACTAGTAAGCCACCTACGTAAGCATGATGTATAGACCTTGCTGCTGGAGCTTCTAACCAATCATCACGGAAGTGTTCAAGTAAGAATAGTGTTAAGCCACGTAGGTCATCATCGCATATGTCAGTAGCGAGCACGTAAGCTTCTCTGTAAACAGCGCTGATGTCAAGACCTGACTGCGGAGCGAAGTCGCTTAACTTCATTTCTTTGTTGAGGGACATACCGTTTATATTAAGTTGTTTGTTGCCTTGCCACGCACCTACTGTAGCACGTACATCTACAATTGTATTCTTCTCGGGTACTACTAAACCGTTCCAGTCCCAGTAGTTACCTGCTATGGCATCTGTACCATCAAAGAACTTTAACGATAAGTACTTTTTCTTAGCCTTCGTAAGACTAGGTGTCGCAGATGTAACTACAAGTGGTATTTGGCATGTAGTGCCTATTTCAAGTTCGCTTATTTTTAATACATCGCTCATGTTAAAAACCTCCGTCATGTTTAAGTTTAGCGCGGATTTCTGCGCGTAACAGGCGTATACACTGCATTATCTGCATCTGCTAAAGGAAAGTCAACAAGTTCATCAGCGGCTTTTGCGAGCATTTCTGAAAGTAGCTTGTATACTTCTATACGCTCTGTACCTTTGTTAACAGGAATTAAAATAGGTATAACTATACCATTTGTAGATGGTTTCCATTCATCTGCTGACTTCTTTTTGTAGAAGTCTCTCACGTTGATGTACTTAATACCATCCCTTGTTACAATACTTACACAAATCTTCATTGCATCAGAGCGCTTAATTTCACCGATAATTTTATGATTATCCCATAAGCGCCTCATTAACGAGCCTTCAATAACTACAGGTCTTTCTATTGGTTTTTCTACTGTCATACAATAACCTCCAAGTAGTTTATTTTACTGTGCGTTCAGTACTTTAATACGTACTGAACGCAGTGTTATTTACACGTTTAATTCTAACTCTACAAGCACCTCTTTGTAACCACGTTCCTGCCTGTCATAATTCTCTTTGTTCTTTGCGGCGTAGTACACCCATACATCATTTGCAGTCATACTCCACAGTTGAAACAATACTAATAGGTTAGTGAATACGTTCATAATTCCTGGTTTAACAACGTTAGTTCTAAAACGCGTCACTGCATCAGTAGAGTCCTTTTTTGATTCAATACTTTTACGCCATACAAGCTTATTACTAGCTTCTTGCACAGTATGTGTTTCGTGTTTAAGATGCATTGTAGATATAATTCTGTTAATTTTACCGAGGTACTCTTTAGTAAACGAGCATAAATATTGTTCATCGTCCAATGGCAAATCTTCGCCAGTAGTTTGAATAAACGTTGCTTTAACTGAGCGCATCAGTGACTTAATGTCTGAGCCTTTAGCTGAACAATGTTCCTGTAAGTCCTCTTGTGTAACATCAGAAAGTAAACAAATGTTAACTACAAAGTGTAATATGTCAATAAGCTCGAAACGTACCTCTCTAATATCAATAACGCAACCGGTATAGTCCTTCCAATGTTTCCATGGCAACCAATTAATAACTTCAGATATTTCATCAACTATGCACCAGCTATAATCATCAACCCATTTACGATAATAGTTTATATCTTCTCTATTATCAAAATTTGTCCACTTTGACGCAAACTTCTTTTGTTTTTCAAATATATCTGCTAAAGCGTTAAAAGGGACTGTAGGATTGAAACCATCAAGTAAATGTTTCATATGCTTCTTATCAGTCATTGCATGTCCTCCTCCTTATTAATATCGAATACAGAACCGTCAAATACATTGTAGTTTAAGTAGTTTAAATCAGCGGGTTCTTCAAAGCCAACGTCACTCTGTGCAACTTTATGTCCCCAGGATGGTGCACCTTTATCAACTCCAGCGGTTATTGGGCATCGGAATGCTTTAAATTCCGAAAGTAACCTACGGAGTACAGGTACATGTGCTAGTTCATCCTTATGAAACGCTATAACTAATTCATCATGAACTATGTTTGCAAGATATGTCTTAAGATTATTGTACCTTAAGTACTTCAGTATACCTACAAGTTTGTTCTTAATGTAATCTGCGGCGCATCCTTGAATAAGCGCATTAGGCGCTTTGTAGCCTTCATTTGTAGTTAAACGTCTGCGTCTACCGTAGAAGTTCTTAATGTAGCCACGTAACTTAATTACATGATGCACCGTGTTAATAAATGGCTTTGCTTCAGGTATAGCCGCAAAGTACGTAGCATTGAACAGCGCTGACTCTGTAAGTGTCATTTTTAATAACGCCGCTGTAGCATCTATTCCTTGCCCATAAATCTTTGCAAAGTTTATGCGCTTTGCTTTTTCACGTTCTTCTTCAGTTACCTGATCAATAGGTTTATTGTAGATAATAGCCGCTGTAGCAGTGTGTACGTCGTAGCCATTCCTAATAGCTTCTAATAAACCTTCTGCCTTAGCATAGTGTGCAAATAGGCGATATTCCACTTGGTCGAGGTCCATGAAGTATAGAATGAAGTCATCATCTGGAATAAAAGCGCTACGTATACGTTTATCTTTCTTAGGAAGCGTTTGTAACGCCGGTTTAGTAATAGACATACGGCCAGTTGTAGCTTCTGTCTGATTTATAGAACCGTGTACAGCATCTTCTGCGTCACGCTGCCCATAGATACCGTTAGCGTATGTGCCTAGTAGCTTCTCATACTTTCTAAATTCTAATATCTTCTTTACAATAGATACTTCGTGTATATCAGCCAAGCGTTCAAGTGCAGCTTTGTCTAACGTAGGATTACCTTTGTCTGTGAATGATATCCATTCCTTACTAACACCCATGTTCATTAGCACACTGTATAGTTGCTTACCAGAGTTGATGTTAAACATCTTACCGGCTTCTTTATACACGTCACGCTCAGCAGAATCAGAAAGTTGTTGTAGTTCACCCTTCAATGGACCTTCGTATTCTACGTCTACTTTCATACCGTAGCGTTCCATTTCATATGTTGCTATTGTCACAGCAAGTTCTGTTTCGTACAAGTTATCAAGTTCGTAATCAAACAACTTACTAAATTCATCATTGAAAACTACAAAGCAGTTCCATACGTCTGCGTTAGCGTACTCACTAAGCAGTTCACGCGGTATATTACGGTAGTCACTAACTTTAGCAAGCTGCTTATAGTGATTAACCATTTCTTCATATTTAACTATACCGCCGGGTTTCTTTGCTACAATGTCTTTTAATTGGAAAGACATGCGGTTCTCGTTTACTAACTTACCTATAACTATAGTATCGTGTAGCTTACCTACAATCCTTAATCCAGCGTTAGCAAACATGTGCATGTCGAACTTTACGTTGTGTGCTATCTTTTCAATAGACGGGTCGCAGAACAGTGGCATTAGCTTCTTAAACTCTTCGAAGTTATTATCAACACTGTCATACAGTGTATAAGCAGCTTTACCGTCACACACAGATATGCAAAACGGATAATCTTGTGGAATTGCCTTCTTACCTTTACCAACCCAGCGGCGCACTACTTCTTTAGGTACTTCTTGGCTACTTCCAAAGTGTGGATGCGTCTCAGTGTCGAACGTTATAAACTTTCTATCGAACAACTCAAATGGCTTTACGCATTGAAGTAGCTCTTCTGCAGATTGTACTGTATAAAAGTTCGATACTTTGTGCTTAGTTATGAATGTGAACTTATCGTACACATACCCTGCACCTTTCTGTATTACAGGTCTTTTCTTAGCTTTTATCACAGCCAATAAGTCTCACCTCATTAACATTTTGAATACCCACAGTTAGTACACACAAAACATCCTTCAGCGGCGCGCAGCTGTTCTCCACATATTTCACACATTTGCGTCATTGCTTTATCGTGTATCTGCACCACTACTTGCTCACGCGTCTTGATTTTATCCGTAATTTCTTGTAGTTTATTAGCGATAATAGAAGGACAAGATTTACCTCTTGACAGCTTCTTACCGGCGCCTTTTGCATGCATATAAGATGGGCATGCATGAGTACTCTTAAGCTGCTCAACTATAACTTCAATAGGTATACCTGCGCGTACTGCCAGGCTTATTAGTCTAGACGTTGCCTCAGTGTATATTAGACAACCGCCATCAGAACCTGTAGTTATGAAAGCCTCTAGTATTTCACCGTGTTCATAGTTAACAGTAAGATACAGTTTGCCACAACCAGTTAATAAACAGAATGTTTCACCCGGTGCACTTTCAGGTCTCTTTTTAATAACGCAGCCTACTTGTGCAACAATTTTAGTTGTATTACCTTCACCTACTGTGATTGTGCCTTTCTTACAGCCGTCTCTGAATACTGTTATGCCCTTAAGATTTAGTTTGTAAGCAGCCCTGAACGCTTCGTTTACATCAAGCATAGTTGCTGTCTTAGGCATGTTTATTGTTTTACTCACTGCATTATCAATTTCTTCCTGTATAGCAGATTGCATTAGTAAATGGTCTATAACGGCGATGTCTTGTGCTCCTTTAAATACATGTTGTATTATACCAGGCACTCCCTCAACACCTTGGCATGTACCAAGTTCTGCCACTTTTACCATAACGTCAGTAGGTACTTTATATTCATTGCATGCTTCTACAAACAGCGGACTAAACACTTCAAAGTCACCCGCAACGTTTGTAGATTTCTTGTATGCAACAGCGAATATAGGCTCAACACCATAACCCTCACAGCCTGCCACTGTTGTAACAGACCCTGTTGGTGCCATTGTTACACGGGTAGCATTTCGCATCGGTATATTAGGATAAAACGTACTATTGCACCATTCTGGGAAACAGCCTTTTTCTTTAGCTAAATCAATAGACGCTTCATACGCTATAGAACGTAAACTACCTGTTATACGTTTAGCGTACATACGACCTTCTTCAGAGTCGTACGCGAACCGTGCTTTAAACAGCGCATCAGCTAAACCAGTGTAACCTAAGCCAATCTTACGTGTAGCAAGTGTAGCTTCAGCTATAACAACCAATGGATACTGTGCCACCTCGATCATATTGTCAAGAAATCTTACAGCAATTTGTATAACCCTGTAGAACTCAGGCGTACCTACAAGCAATCTTGCCAAGTTAATACTGGCTAATAAACAAGACTCACCGATTGCTAAAGGTTGTTCACCACATGGATTTGTAGCTCTTAACACTACATGTATCATTGGATTATCATGTTGTATGTGGTCTAGGAATATCAATCCAGGGTCGCCGCATGCATATGACGCTTCAACTATAATACGCCACAGTTCTCTAGCCCTAATTGTCTGATGAACTATACCGTTGAATTGTAGGTCCCAATAGCCATCTGCTTCTAACGCGTCCATGAATGAATTGAAAACACCTACAGATAAATTGAAATTAGGTAATTCACCGTTTAGTTTAGCATTTATGAAGTCAATTATCTCTGGATGGTCTATGTTAAGTATAGCCATCGAAGCGCCGCGTCGCACGCCACCTTGCATAACCATTGATGAACTTGCATCATACAACTTTATAAGTTCAACAACACCAGATGCCTTACCTTTTGTAGAGTTAACTAAAGAACCTTTAGGACGTATCTTACTGAAGTTATACCCTACACCGCCACCTGACTTAAATATCAATGCTGTATCAGTAAGCGTTTTATACATCTCATGTAGATCATCTTCTATATCCAATACAAAACATGCGGACGGTTGCCATTCTCTGTCATCTTTACCAATGTTAGCCCATATAGGCGTTGATGGTACCAATAGTAGATTCTCAAGCACGTACTTGAATTCACTGTACCAGTGCTTTTGATTTTCCTCAACACTTGATGCAACTTTTGCAAGTCTGTCAACAGCCTGCTCAAACGTTTCATATATTATACCATTTTCATCTCTTGCTGCGTAACGCGCATCAAACACGCGTTGACCAGCGTCCGATAATAGTGCTATTGTAGATACACCTCCGTTATTTACAGCACTTCATACATGTACCGTACGTAGTGCTTATTAAATTCTTTAGCTTTGATGCGTTTTATTTTGCCTGCATCCTCTAAGTCCATTACTACATACCTAACTTTACTGTATGTCAAACCTGTTATACCTACTACTCTTGATAACGGAACTACAACACCTTGTAGTTTTCTAAGTGCATCTAGTACAGCTTCTTGCTCTTCTGGTGTAGTGTTAATAACTATATTAGCCAAATTGTTCACCTCCTTAAATTAACGTGTTGTAGGTCCGTAAATTATTACTAGTATAAATGTATATAAACAATACTTACGTACTATTTAAAGGTTAATGCTATATGCTGCACGTCATATTTTAAGAGTGTTTATCCCCGCATTTTTTAATAATTTAAGACCTTCAGAGTACTTCCATTCTTCCATGTAGTACACTGTATTAAATCCACCTGGCTCGTTTATTATTGCAGCAGCGCATTGTTTACACGGCGATAGAGACACAATCATAATTTTGTTTTGTGCCATTACCTTGCATTTAATAAGCGCATTTATTTCGGCATGTAAACAACCAAACTTACCATCTGTAACACACATACAATCATCAAGGTCTTTAGGTCCACCATTTATACCTATACTGTACACCTGTGTCAAATTGTAGTCTGTAATAATAGCCGCAACCTTACGTTCGGTGCACTTAGACAATGTTGCTAGGTGGTTTGTAAATGCTTTAAAAACTGCAAGTTTTTCACTTCTACCCACGTATTAAAACCTCCATCTTACTACTTAAATACAACGCCGCAGCTTCTACCTTTTCCTTTGACATACCGCGTTCAGTGTTAACCGTCCTATTTAGTATTTTATCCATACGCTTAAATGGGTTAGGCTGTATATTTAACCTTGTCGCGCACTGTTCACATAACGGTAGTGTGTTCCAATCACAATACTTACCACCTGCACTATGCTGTATGAAAAAACCTCTTGTAGTTACTTCCTTGTTGTTACAAAGTGCACAACCATTGAAGAATCTACAGGCATCTAACCATTGACTCTCCGTAAGGAACTTGTAAGGTTTCGGTATTTTGTTAATTAAGTCCCGCCATGCTGTATACTTATCTTCAACGTTCTTAATGTACTTAGTTATCTTTTTTGCATACAGCCTACTGGCTGTGCCTGACTCCCTTAAGTGTCTATTGTAACATTCTCTGCATATAGTAAGTTTGGGAAATAGCTTCCCAAACTTACCACATATCTTACAAGTGCTTTCTTCAAACTCAGTGCCGCAGAATCTACATCTTCGTCTAGTTGTATCTGGTGGGTAAACCCAACCACAACCTTTACACGTCAATGTACTCATATTTTGTTACCGGGATGTAGTGAGGTACATCAAGCATTAGCGTGTTGTACCCTCTACATATGTTAATAAAATCTTCAAGATCAGTTACGTAATCTTCACCACGCTTAAGGCATCGTTCCCATAGAGTATTCCTATCACCAGTACAGTAGATAATCATAGCGCCTTTCTTAGCTAACAACCGTTCTAGTGTGTACATCTGTGGAAAACTTATATTGTTTTCTTTACGTAATATAGGACCGTATACCATTTCAGAATACCAGCAGCGATCTATTATAACATTGCCAGCACTCTTAATAACTTTTTCGTACATACTTAACATTTCAGCTTTTTCCTGTTCTGATTTAGGATAGCTGAAACATACCTGTTTATAACCAGTTTGTTTTGCTAATTGCTTAGCAAGAGTAGTTTTTCCACTACCATCAGGCCCTTCAAGCAGTATTAACATTTGACGATACCTCCAAGAAGCAACGGCCACCGTTTTTCAATTATCAGCGTAGGTAAGTTATCATTAACTATACGCTGCATTTCAGCTACCGGCTTAAGAGACTTACCACATGTCATAGTGCCTTCACGGCACTGGCCATAGCAACAATCTGGGCCAGCTTTTTCGAACATTACACAACCATCGGCAGTAGTCAATAGTTCCTTCCACACCAACATTGTCACGTACTGCGTCTCAGCTGTATTCCTGTTACAACCACGTGTACGAATAAAGTAGCGTAACGCTTCATGATTACCTTGCATTATCAGTATGTTACGTAAGCCTTGTGGCGACGCGTAGCCAGCTGAATCGTTATCATCTGTTCTGTCTACCAACTGCCGGTAGTGTCTCATAGAGTCTTTACATGATTGTAGATACATATCACCTACAATTGAATCACTCTCAAAGAACTTATAAGGAACTACAAAGTCTGCTCCATTAGAATAATCGCTGTACTGCAGCGATGCTGATACACACGTAAAACCGACTTGATGTGTTCTTGCCTGTGCTAAGAACCTACGTGAAGCACCCACAATAGCTATTGTTATAGGCGTGAACCTTTTGATGGTTCCATGTGGCATCACTGCGACTTTATCAGCCACTAACGGTAGCGGGCCGTATATACACTCCTGGTACAAGTTCTTTAATGAACTCATATCAGTTATACTATGGCCGCGCTGTGTGAGCTTAGCAAGGAACATCATCATTCCTGCTGGACTTACATTTGCTTCATGGAGTACGGCAACTTCAATCTTATTCATTGTTTACCTCTTTCTTACCATTTGTAACAAGGCTCAGTGTAGGACGCTGTGACACGTGCCTTGCAGAGCTTTCTTCGTCAGTCTGCTTAATGAAGTGCTCGTTGTTTAGTACAGCTTTGATTTCATTACGTTCTTCCTCTGTACACTCTGCCATCATCTCAGCGAATGACTTAGTAAGCAGCCTAAGAGCCATTCCTAGCGTCAAAGCGTCAGTGTTGAATATTAGCACGGCATCTGCTTCGTCATTAACTACAATGGCTATAAAATCATCTGTAGTTACTTCTTCGCCGTCCATGCGTACCGTACATGTAGGTTCTTCCTGCATAGCAAATTTCTTATTTGTAGTCTTAGTACAGTGCGTACCACAGCTTTCTTTAGTACATTCAGTGTTCTTTTCAGGGTCACATTTGTAAAGCTTATCCATTACTTCACTCCTTTAACTGACATCGCCCTGAAGTCAATTCTCTTTTGACATTGAGCGTATATCTGTGGAAATTGTCCCTTAAGCTTGTCTGTGTCAACTCTAACCTGTGACCGCGGCGACCATTTAATCATGAAATCTTTTGTATAACCGATTTCATTTTCCTTAAGTCTGTCTTTCAATCTATTCTGTGCCTCTTCCATAATCGCCGTAATCTCTTTAATCTGTATCTTACAATCGAAGACTGTACGAGCAAGCTCGTTGGCAACATCATCTTCCATTATAATCTCAGCATTTTTTATAACCTCTGCGTATAAGCCGTTAGCGAAGTCTTTATCAGTTGCCTGTAGTTCTGGCTCTATTAAACTACAAACGTTTTCTTTCCAGAAATGTGTAACTGCAGGTATTATGATAGTTTCTAGCAGTTCATCATTCCTGAACACTTCATAATGGTAGAACTTGTTACCGCCAACTAAGCATGCGAACCAGCCTCTCTTAAGGCCTGTTATCCATAAGTACCAGTTAAGTTGGTATATATATGACAATAACAAGTCGCCATTCTCCCAGTCACTGTTCATATATTCGCTTGTTGTCTTACACTCTAGCACACCTATAGGTTTACCTTCGTCATCTACTACTAACCTGTCAATGTTTGCTAATGCCCACAGTACTTCATTATGCATTAGTGTAGCTTTAACTTCTACAAGCTTTAAGCCTGTACGCTTAGCAAACTCATCTGCAACTATCGGTTCTAGCATGCTACCAAAGTGCATGCGTTCTGTAGCCGCGGCGCTGAAGCCTTTTACTGAATCTTCATACTGACCGGTTTTACTAAGGTACACTTGACGTGCTGACGTGAATGGACTTACACCACATATAGCGCCAACGTCAGAACCACCTATACCTCTTGTCCTAGCTTTTAGCCAAGCATCTTCATCTTCCTCTTTAGTTACTGTTGAATACACAGAGCAGTTAGTTAATTGCTTTAATGCTACTACCATTTATTAGTACCTCATTTCTTTATTATTACCAATTGCCACCACCGCCGCCGCCACCGCCGCCACCTCCTCCTCCACCACCACCGCCACCGCCACATGCCATAAGTGCACTATGGTGAAACGTTTTGTAAAGGAGCATATTTTCATTGTCTTTGTTTGTACTGTTATAATTATGTGTGTCTTGTTCAGGTACTGTTGCAAGTAGCTTATGTTGAAACAAAATGCCGTCTATAGTGTACTTAGCTATTTGTTGCCACCACCTACGCGTACTCAATTTCATTCAGTATCTTAATCAGTACAGAGCCGTGACACGGCTTCGGAGGACAGTGTCATCCTAATACCTTACCAGCTAATGCTGGTAAGGCTCGCATTAAAATCTTGCTTGTCCTCACATGGTCTTCATATTTTGCTATACACTCTTCACGTGTACCATCTATACCAATGTGGTAAGGGTTCCCCCAACGCGACGGTCTGCCGATGTACACGTCATGCTTATGCTTCTTATTAACTAATCTTGCAGGTATCATACAACCATTACATTACTTATAAATATCTTCGGATTAGCTTTTAGGCACATGCTTTCATCATAGGCTTCTAATAGGTAATCAATCTTTTCTGCTATGTTGCTACTGTTAACTATTAGCTCAATAGCACCAGTAGGCAACTTTACTGCCGTAACAATATAAGAAGGCTCGAATGACTTTATATCGGGTTTAGGTTCCATTGCTTTCTTTATAATATCTAGGTAATAGCGAACTTCTTTACCATCGGCATTGTTTGCATTATCCATTTGTACTCCTCCTAGTTATTTAGTCCTTGCTTTCTAACCTTTCCTTGTGCCAGTGGTTTAGGTGGTCTACAATGTCTACCTTTAATGTCTTCAAGCATAGACACCACATCATCAATAACACGATTATGTTTCTTTACTAACATAACATACTGTACTGTAAGCGTTACATTTAATATAACAGACGTAATTAAAAGTGGTTCAATTCTAAACACCCCATTAATAATGTAGTACATCTACTTCGTTAACCAAAATAAGGCAGCACCACATATGAAACCGATTGCTATAGCTAAGCCATTCTCTTTCCAAAAATTGTTTAACATGACGTCCCTCCTATATCACTGGTGGTACGACTATCACTACTACCTCTTCCGGAGTGTACTCCTCTACGGAAGTACTGGAACAATTGAGAAATGCTTGCTCTGCTGAAGGTACTGTGCAGTACTTACCTACCCACCAATAACATACAAACCAGAGTGCAATCATTAAACCGAAAATACTTACAGCAAGGAATTCGAACATCTTAACACCTCCTAGTAGTCCGCGGCGCTGTAGAACTCTTTCCTAGCTTCGTCAATTTCCTTTTTACTTACTGGTATGATAGTTAAGTTCTTAAACAATTCAGTACCTAAAGGCAATCTTCTGTAGTCACCTCTAACCTTATCTACAAGGTGTTGATTAGTCATAAACTTCAGTAGCATCTTAAGGTCATCTTTTGATAAGCCTGTGTAATCCTCAAGTGTAGCTCGGCTAAAGTACGGTAGTTGATACAGTACAGTAGCCATTTCATTAGCATCCATAATAGGTAGTGTCAAGAACATAGCGCGTAACTTGCTAATATTATCGTCGGATGAATCAGTTGTAACTTTTTCTTGCTCACTAAGTTTATCATAACCAAAGCTTTTCGCACTATATAACTCCGTCATAAAATCTACAACAAAGTTTACATGCTCTGGCTTAACAATTACGTTTTCACCGGCTTCATCAGAAGAAAACACACAACATGCGGTAGCTATTGATAGTCTAGCTATCTTTATGCGTTGATCAGCTGCCTCAACTATTGGTATCTTCGAAGTGTATTTTGAGCCCATCTCCGTCGCACATTCAAGGATACGTTTTGTAGCTTCATGCGTGATTTTAACATTTTCTGGCCGCCTACTCCATGCCCACAGTACGCGTGAGTTACACAGATCCGAGGTATAAACATGCCCGATGCTAGGAAAGTCCTCAACTGCTCTGTTGATGAGTGATGGGTCAACGTCTCCAGATGCAACAGACATTGCGATATCGAGACGTCTAACGTCTTCTGCTTTACCCATAAGCTTGAGTACAGCTGTAACACCATATGTTTCTGAATTGAGCTGTCTACCATTTCTAGGGTTCGAGATGTAGATTGCTCTAGTCCTGCAACTTGTTTCTGCAGTAATGACACCAGTTGCTTTAGCGATTCCTGAAGACCTGACGTCAGACATAATGGACAAATCTTCTTCGCTAAGTCCAGATAATTCGTCAAGAGTTATCAATCCTCCATCGTTTAATGGAAACGCACCCCAGACAAGAAACCATCGTTTATTGTTTTGCTGCATGTTGTACACTAAGCCTGTCCTACGAGAGGACTCGCCAGAGTGTAGTTCACCTAGTCTATAGTGATTCATCAAGCGCTCTACAACAGTAGTTTTAGCTTGTCCAGAGTCACCTATGATTAGTAACTCACCCCAACCACGTTTAACAAATTGTTCTTGAAAATAAAAGTTAAGTACAGTGTGGTATATTAGATCAACTGCAAACGCTATGTTACGCCTCTCCCATATGTAGGTTACGTTACGCTCCAAGTCTATGTGAATCTCATCAAACTTTTCTTTAACTGTTTGACCGGGTTTAACTCTGAAAGTTTTAAGCTGTTCGAGTACCTCATCAGTTAATTCAAAGTCACTTATTAAATCCTTCTCAGGATACGCTTTATCAAACATACATGTTGCGTACTGAGTCGTAGGTTCTGCGTACATGTAACCAGCCATGGTGTAGCGCTTATTAGTCTTTAAGTTATTACCAATGTAGTGGCCAGTCCTAACTACATAATCATGCTCTTTAGAAAAACCAAAGTTTGCTTCAGCCTTAGGTATCAACCTTAACTCTTCTATGTTCATATACTCTATTATGTCAAGACTGTGTTGCGTGCATTTATGGTTAACACCTAACATTTCATGTATAGCTGCTTGTTGTTGCTTCTCAGTACATTTTATAAGCTTTAAAATATCTTTATCAGCAGACGTTAATGTCTTATTAATTTCACCAGCATGTACAGCTAGACTACATTTTTCACACCGCTTATTCTCACTATCAGCTGCGTCGCCGCAGCGCACTCTAATTACCTTTGGACATATATACGGCGTGTTATCTTTACCACTTACCATAACAGGAATACGTAATCTCTTACCATAGAAGCCTGCTTCGGAGCTATCAGATAGGTGTACTTCTTGTGCATCGGCCTCATCAGCGATTCTGTTATCAGCCAGTGTACTATCAATGTACTGAACAGCGTTGTCTAGCAGCCGCTGAAAATCTTCAGTACCAAGACCACACTTTGTAAAGAAGTCTGTTGTATCTCCCTTATCTGGGAAATTTTCTGGCCAATTAATTAAATAGACATCAACTACACGATACAGTTTTTCACAAAGCTTATTAGCTGCGTTACGTCCTGCTTCATCATTATCTTGTACTAAATATACGCGCTTCTTATTCCTAAACAACTTTGTCCAATCAGCTTTCCATGTACCTGCACCAGACGTTGGGCACGCAGATGGGAAACCATGCTGCGTAGCACATATACAGTCCATTTCACCTTCACACCATACTACGTACTCAATAGAAGTATCTACAATCTTGTCTATACCAAAGATGCGAACTTCACCATACGAGTTGTTAAGTTCATCTATATAGTTAAGTACTTTCCATTGGTCATCAGTTGAGTTCCATTTATAGCGCCTGAAATTAACTAACGTGTTGTATTCATCGTATATTGGAATTGTTATTCGTTCGCCATCCCAACCAAGCTGAAAGCGCTTTAGAGTATCATCAGTTAACCCACGTCTTTCTCGTAATATATCTCTTATTGGGCCAGTTAAATTAATAAGCTGCTTATGGTACAGTTGTACTAACCCTATGTTAATATCAGGTCTTGTAGGTTTAGTACCGTCAGGTCTTTGAAGTTTTAATGCGTCACCTAATTGAAACCAAGCTTGCTCAGGTGTAAGTCCATACAAATGCCTATACATTGTGTGTACGTTACCTTTTGAATGACAACTATTACAGTAGTACACACCTCTTGATACGTTTACAGTTAATGAAGGATTATTATCAGTCTGCGAACCATGTAGTTCCTTGAACGGACATTCTGCTTTGACTTCCTGTCCTCTACGTTGAATGTTTTTAAGTTCATTCAAGAAAAAGGCTTCGTTGTCTATCTCGGCTAGAATGCGATTTGTATACTCACTCCAAAGCATTTACCAGCCTCCTCCATGCATAGTGCTATTGTAGCACTATGCACATCCAATTAAATCTTAGTACTCTACTTTGTCAACGTCAACAACAGGAGCTTGTTCTGCGGCTGCAGCGTTTGAGTCTTCAAGGTCAATATTAAGGCTAGTTACATTGGCTCTAAATTGCTTGTAAAGTGATAAACCAAAATCGCGGTCTTCAACAGAAGTAGCGCCGGCAGGAGTACCTACAATATTGTACCACTCATTACCATTCTTCGAAATTAGTTTCTCATCCAACCGGTAACCGTAATTCCACATGTTTTGCATTGTTACTTTCGCCAAGCTGTATACCTTTTTACCTTCATTGTAGTTAGTCTTTGCAAAACTCAAGATGATAGGCATTCTTTCACCGGCAAAGAAACCGAAGAAGTTGATGTACTTAGTGCACTTCGGCGCTGCGTCGCTGCCTTGCTTAGTATTGTCAAACTCACAACGCTTACAGGATATGCACAGCATACGCGTACCGTCTGACTTTTCACCTAGCTTAGCGTCGCGGGCCTGACATACAATACCGCCGCCATCATTCCTTGGGCGCCACTCGATATTGTTATTGAACTTAAATACCGGAATGAATATCTTACCATTAATCTTTTCCTTTGTCAGAGAGTTAAGGATGTCACCTTCCTCAGCAATCTTATCCTTACGCTCAGGACTTAAAGTCTGAATAACCTTGACACGCGGTATAATCATATCCTCTGGATTATCGTCCTCAAAGCCCATCGGAATGTCCTGCTGTGTTGCAATAGCAGTTTCATTTGAAGCGGCTTCTTTTACTTCCGCTACTTCTTTTGCCTGAACAACTTCTTTCTCGTCAACAACTGTAGCTTCAGTTTCGTTAACAACAGTAGATTTAGTCATCGTTCATACCTCCATTTAGTTTAAGTTATAGTATAGGATGCTACTTAGTTAGCATTCAATAACATTATTGAAGTGCGATTTGCAACACTGCGTTGCTTGTCTAGCGTAGGATTCATCTACAATCCATTGTTTCATTGCAGGATCTCAGGTGCGTGCATCAGCCGGTACGAGTCTTTTAAATGTTTCAAGAAAGTCTGTAGCATACGGCACTTCAACATGCAATTTAGTTTTGCGCTTAGTTACGTAACAAGTATCTTTCATACTAACACCTCCTTTAAAGTAACGTATAATTTAATTAGTTAGCTAACGATAAAGCATCAATACACCTTGTAGCTATTGCGTCGGCAACTACGTTGGCAACTATGAATGCTTTAAGCTGTTCATCTTCCAGTGCAAAACCATTGTTCTTTTCGGACAGCTGTGTAGCTTTCAAAATATTATCAGACTTAGAGTCTTTAACTTGGTCGTACTTAGCGTCTACGGCTTTAAGTAACGCTAGGCCAGTACCATCTGTGTCAAGTAAGTTCGATGCTGTTACTTTACCAAATGGTATACAATGACCTTTTATGTGATAAAGTATTATGTCTGTTGCACACACACTTATAGCTGAACTTATTTTACGCCACATATCAACGTTCTTAACTGGTTCATTCACTGCAGTGACCCAACCTTTACGTTCCCAATTCTTATACCATTCCTTGGTCACTGTATTGAATAAGTACTCAGAGTCAGTAATAATCTGTGCGTCCTGTTTATACATATTTACATAGTCTAACGCCATAAGCAAAGCTTGTAGTTCACCACGTTGGCTTGTAGAATTAAATTCATAACCAGATAATGTATAAGTGCGCGTAAGCTTTAAATCATCATAACTCATTACAAACACACCGCCAGCAGATATACAATCCGGTTTACCATTACGGCGACACGCGCCGTCTATTGCTATACGTAACATCTACGAGTCACCTTCTTCTTTTTCAGCTGCTTCTTTTTCAGCAGCTTCTTTCGCTGCTTTTTCTAGGTCATCTGCAATTGCCAACAGTCCATTACCAATTATTCTAAACTGTTTACAAAACTCACTGAAGTCAACTTTTACAGTAACACGCACTACAGTTCACCTCCTTTAAACGTAGCATTAGTAAATTACTCTTCTCCAACGAACCGCTTGAATACAGGGCAGTTAAGTGATACTGTACCGAACTTATCAGTAGATTCACCAAATGTGTCAAATTCTATGTTGCGTCCGATGTACTTTCCTTGATTTTCCCATATGTCGCGGCGCTGATTATCAGTAAAGCCAGTACCTACGCCTACCTTATGTCCTTTATAAGCTACAACTAGTGATCCTAACATGCCTTCGTATTTACCAGTACCTTCTATAAAATCTACAATGGTTAGGTTCATCTCTTCTGTATGCTTAACCTTTATAAGGTGCTTAGAGCGTTTAACTTCATACCTGCCATTCTTTGTGTTAAGCATAATACCCTCACCGCCGCGACCCCAAATACCTTTAACAATTTCGTCTGCTTCTGATAACTCATTGATATAGCCGAGAATAGGCACTGACTTGATAAATGACAGTTCCTGATGCAAACCGAATTTTTTGATAAGTTCATCAGCAGGTTGCCTTGTAGGTAACAACGCGATGCTATTATCCATCAGTATAGCTCCAAGAGTTACTTTACGCACTAGTGCAACTTGTCCAGATATACCTCGATAGAATTCATCAACAGGCGCCATATCAAATATGTTGAATATAAGTCCAGTTTTAGTACCCAATAGACTCGCTATAGAGTTCGTAACCTGACGAAGTGCAATACTATCTCTGTAGGTCCCAGCAGCGAGTAGCTCACCATCATACACTGTATTATTAGGTAACAAACGCGCTTCTTTAACAATATCAACCAGACCAGTATCCTCATGACCAGAGCGACTAAATAATCTACAAACACCATTTTCTTTAACGAGTATGCGGCGAATGCCATCTAGTTTCTCGGTCACTATGCAAGGCCATTCTATCTTATTCGGTCCTAAATCACTATACTTAGTACCAAGCATACAACCAACGACAGGTATAAAGTCTACACCAAATACTTCATTAAGTGTTTTAACAGCTACGCCTATCTTTAGGTTCTGTGTAACAATGGCTTTAGCTAATTCATATGCGATATCAGAATTGTACGCTAACTTGGTGCTGTTAATAAAACGAGCAGCCATTAGCAAGTCGGCGTCTGAACCTGTGGTGTGTGTTGATAAATACTCAATTACTTCCACATAGTTAACATCTACGTGATGTCTTTCACCTACAGCGTTAGCGGCACTAAATGATAGTACTTTCTTAAGCTTAGCAGCTGATATACCTGCTTTTAAGTAAGGATTGTAGATAAACTTCAAGATGTCTCTTAGCGCCTGGTTAGACTGATTTCTTATCAGTATAGTTTTCTTGTCATTAGTACCAGACGTCTTCTGTATTGCATTAATAATGCGAGCGGCTTCTAGCAATTCGACTCCTCCAATCTTTTCTTAAACTTTCCTTTGAAAATAGCTTCGACTTGACTTACGTAGGATTGTGAACATCCGACTTCCTTTGCTATCTGTGTTGCAGTAGCCTCAAAATCTGACTCAATCCAACGCGTTATTATTTCTTTATGCTTTTTACTAAGCATATTGAAAACAGATTCAAGGGTTGTATCTAACACATTAGCGTACTCATTACGTATATAATCATCCTCTATATCTACAGGTGACTTCAGTAGTTCTAAGTACTCTGTAGTGTTATCTACAATATTGTTATACGAGATAACTTCAAGTTGACGTTGTCTATTAAGTGTCCTAACGTATGAACCTAGTGCGTTGAAAATACATACAGTAGCATATGTAGAAAACTTTACGTCTTTATCAGCACTATACGTTGTAACAGCTTTCCACAATGCTTCATACCCAAAGCTGATTGCATCGGCGTCACTTGCGAGATGAAATTTATGTAACTGCTTGTAAAGTAACCCAACGTTTTGGTTTATTACGGTTTCAATTCCATCTCGCAAGTGACGTCACCTCCATAACTTAAGTCCATTTCAGCCTTTGACCACAAACGTGACAGTACGATACTTTATTGTTGGTATTACCATCAGCATCGATAGGATGTGCAACACTCAGCGGGTAAGCTTTAGCAGTCTGAATCAGTCTGTAGATATCGCGCAATGATCTACAAACTCCTCCTACCGCTCCGGTGGCAATCATTTCTTTTATGAACAGCTTCTGAGGCACGGAGGCAGTGCCTTTATCATCTTTAAGTTCAGCAACAACGAACCAACCATTAACACTTATGAATAGGTCAGAGTACCCAACGTGACTGTTATCATTTATTCGTATTACCTTAATGCCTTCACGTTTAAGTGACTCTAACCATTCAATAGCTTTCTTAAGTAGTGTAGCTTCGTCACTGTACTGCTTATCAGACGGTATCAAATTAAGTTTCCTCCTTTCAAGTGATTCAACACAGCGTCGCTGGCATGCTTTTTACCAAGCAATACGTCGCTGTATATAGCTCTATTTATAGTTCCTTTAGCAATAAAAATATAGTAGTAACAATGTTCAGGTTGTTTACTTATATCCGCATATATACGTTCATAACTCTGTTTAAAGAGCTCGTACGACCAATTTAGACTAAAGTAAACAGCGATGTGAGCATTAGTTAACGTCAAACCTTTATCAGCAGAAGCAGGGTTAGCTACAAGGTATTGTATACGTTTTTCCTTGAATAACCTAATCGCTTCTGACTTCTCTTTAAGAGAAGTCGCTCCATATATGAGCCTGCAGTTGGCGCCTAACATCTTCTTAATTAGCTCGAACTCATTCCTGTAGTTTGCCCATATTAAAACCTGTTTACCAACACATTTCCCTGATGAAAGTAGCTCAGCAAGCTTATGGAAACGAAACTCATTTAGTAGGTACCATTCTTGCTGTTTTTCATAACTTTCGTCATCTTTGAACAACTTATTGTCCTTTTTTGCGCCTGTATCAATAATAAAACCAGACGCAACCTGATTAAGTTTGTTCATCTTCGCAGCAGCGTTCGCAGTAGTTATGAACTTTTCATTCTCAACTTCAAGATACATCTGATTCTTTAACAAGTTGTAGTGCTGCTTGAGATCCTTAGGCATATCCAACTCGACTTCAAGAAAGGTCCTACCTGGTGTCGTTAGAACATCCTCTTTATCTATGAAGATACTGTACTTACGTAATGTTTCATAAAATTCCTGTTCTCTGTCAGGCCTTAACATAAGTCTCTCAAATCTTGAGTTATACGCCACATTAACAAAATAATACTTTTTAAACTGTTCGTAACTCTGTTGAAATCCGTAGTAATCTATAGCACGGATTTGCATAAAGTACTCATACTCACCATTAGCAGCGGGCGTTCCAGATAGTAAGTAGAACCTCGGCACATGCGCCGCAAAATCTACAATCTCTTTACTGACTTTAGAACTGTTACTCTTTATGTCAGAACTTTCGTCGAAAATGCAACCAGCAAAGTTAATTTTATCAAAATATGTACGGTATGTTATAAATGACTCTGTGTTAGTTATGTATACGTTGCCGGGCTTAGCTATTTGCTTTAGCCTATTTTGCTTTGTAGATGCGTGACAGTTTATAAAAGATATGTAAGGTACAAATTTAGCAGCGTCTTCAAGCCAAGCGTTGTCTATTAAAATCAACGGACAAATTACTAACCACTTATGATTAGGATTTACTTGTAGGTCATCATTAATTATCGCCAGTGATAACGGTGTTTTGCCTGTACGTGTATCATAAAAGAAACCAAACTTATCTTGATACATCGCAATCTCTCTACCTAACTGTTGGTGTTTCTTTAATGTTAAGTTACTGTTTATGTAAGGTGACATACGCGGACCATTGACTAACAAATCCTGCATATTCTCTCTAATACGAATCTCATTATTGAAATACTCTTGAATTTTCAGCGGCGCTGATTCAATGTTGTCCTTAGTAACACCTCTAAGTAAGTGCAGTATCTCAGGAACAAAATGCGCAGAACATGTAAATATTGTTCTTGACCTATTAAAATGCAACGGGTTGATATCTACAAGTTTAGTTTGTGTATCAATATCACCTTTGGCGCAGTGAATTTCTATTTTGTTCTTCGATATAAGTATCTTATTAGCCATTTTATTCGGTCACCTATTTCATTGTATAGTTTATATGTACGTATCTGAACTGTTTGTTTAGATAGAAAATTCTGGTTAATTAGTTGGTAAAGGAGGAAACCAACTAATAACCAGAACTCCTGGTGTTATACAGTACCCTGCACGACATTGTACAACACCTATACAACATAGGCAATTAGATGCTTGGATGTCGCATCCATTACCGTGTAGCTTACAAACTGACTGTCGAAAGCTTTCGTGTATAACCACTGTGTAGCTATGCCTAATACCTTAGACCTGTAGTACGTACGAGAACTTTCGACAACCAGCCGAATTAAATTCGAACTAGTTGTTGCAATGCTAAATCTCAGAAGCAATGTCAGGTTCATAAGCAGGCTCTTCTGCAACTTCATCACTGACATAAACCGGAGTGTCTTTGACTTTAGTACCTACAATTGCGGCTGTCAAAGTTGGCAGCACTTCAACTTCAGCGACTGGCTCACGCTTTGCTTTTACGGCTTTAGCGGCGTCGAGTCTTGCTTGGTTAGCCTCAATTATTTCCGGAGCAGCTTCACGTTGCTTGGCCTTGTACAATACCGAGCTGGCATTGATGATTTCACGTTTCAATTGGTCGTCAGTCATATCTTCAAGATCAATACCTTTAAGCACGCCTCTTGGCTTGCCACTGTTCTTCGGGATTTCAATCTCGACTAAAAACGCGTCACCGGGCTTAAGCCCTTCAGGTACAACAACCTCGACTCTGAACTTTTTACTCATAGTTAAATCAAGCCTCCTAATTTAAAGTATAATTCCCCCACTCTTAATATTATACCACTTTTTCATTATAAAGTAAATAACTTCTTTAACGACTTTTCTGCGAGTGTCACTGTCGTGAAACTTAATACTGGTCGTGAGACAGTATACTGTTCGTGGTATCTTAACACTCTTCCGTGATGCAATGGTATTATTTGGTAATGCCAAAGGGCCGTTCGTTGTGTAGGTCTACGTCGTTATACCTACAGTACTATTTATAATACAGAGACGCGGCGCCGACGCAACTACAATTCTTGTTAAGTTACTATTTATAATTTATTTATTTATTATTTTCCTTAACTTCCTTAGTTTACTGGCTTATTTACACTTTCACGATGTTAAAAATGATTTAGTGTTTAAAAATATTTGAAAATTTTTCAAATGAAATTTTAAAAAGTCAAAAATTTTTATGTTGAAAAGACAATAAGTTAAGGAAGTTAAGAAAATTTATAAATAAATAAAATAATAAAATAATAAAATAATAAGTATTACTGAATAATAAATATATTATGTATTATATACTATATAGAACCTATGTCCATATAAGAACATAGGTTCTAAGAGGATTGTAGTTTCTACTTAACCGCCGGAGCAAGACCTACAACTTGTAGTTTCTTATCAAACGCGCCGCCGCGGTAAGTAAACACTAATGTCCTAACCTGATCATGTGACAAATCAATAACGTCAGTATTACCTGTAGTGTCACTGCCGTCGCCAGTAATTATTTTAGCATTCATAAGTTTATCTACAACATCTCTAAAACCACTTTCATTCGGTATTTCATTAAGTGTACGATACCTAACCATTTCTGTTTCCTCCTTAATTTGTAGACCGCCATAGTGCTTTAGTAACGCAAAGGCGATGCACTTACCAATGTGTTGTAGCTCACCATCCGTGTTGCCGATTTGACGATCTACAATATTATCTAAAAAGAATGGCTCAATTATCACGGCGGCGCATTTTGTCTGACGTAACATACCAAAGTAGTCCGTGCCGTTTGTATTAAGTTTTAAGTACGTATTTACTTTAGTCTGACCGGCACTGCTTAGACCACTGCCAATTACATTAGCAAGCTGTTTAGAGCCTGCACGTATACTGTGTATAACTTCGCCGCGGTCTCCGCCTCCTGCATTGATATGACAACTGAACATAATGTCAGGGTTAAATGCATTACACACCGCGGCGCTTGCGTTAATGCCTAAGCCTGGTGGTTTTACTTTTACGTCCCAACCAGCAGCTACAAGGTGTCTAACTAATTGCGCTGCGTAAACTTTAATCATGTTACGTTCTATAAAACTACCACACACCGCCCCAGTGTCACTGCCTTCATCGTGACCAAGGTCGATGTAAGCTTTTATGCTCACATTGTAACACTCCTTAGAAGTACCTTTTGTATATTTCGCTTCTTCTAGCGCTAGATAACTGTGCGTAAATCTTTGTTGTGCTTATTCTAGCATGTCCTAAGAAATCACTAATTGCTTCTAAAGGACACCCTTTATCCAACAAATGTGTAGCGTAACTGTGTCTAAACCTGTGTGGATATACTGAAACACTTATATCGGTCCTATCGGCTATTTTCTTAACTATGAATCTTAATTGCGCTTTAGACATTCTATGAGGCATCCGTTCTGTTACGAATAGCGCTGTGTCATTATCTTTTCTACTTGCTAAGTATCTGTTTAACCATAATCTACATATTATAGAGAAGTATACTTCACGCTCTCTGTCTCCTTTACCTATTACTACAATAGACAGATTAGTCATGTTTAATGATGTTCTGTTTAAGTTGTACACTTCATCTAATCTACACCCAGTAGAGTGCAAAAATTCAATCAAAGATCTCTCAAAAGATGTTTTACAGCTATCCCTTAGTATCTCAATAGACTCAATATCAAGTGCTTTAGGTAGACGTTTGCCTAGCTTAGGGTCTTTAAGCTTAGCGATAGGATTCTTTTGTATGTACCCTTCATCAGAAGCCCATCTAAGCATTGAACGAAGAAACTTAATACGGTGTGTTAGAGACATAGGTGTTAGATGACTCAGGCTAATTAAATAATCTTTAATTGTAGGTAAGTCTAATGCATCTAATTTAATGTCACCTACATGCTGCATTAGGAGCTTAGCTTGAAGACGATACGCGTCTAATGTTGTATCTGCATACCGCGCTAGCCTCTTATCAGACTCATAAAGTCTCCAAGCATAACTAAGATTCATGTAAACACTCCTAACAAAATACTTAAATTTTGAAACTTTTGTTAAACTAACGCACCTTCGTTAGTCGGCTATTCTTCTGCGTACTCATCCCAAGGGTCAGGCAGGTATGCGCTTACTGTCACACCTTCCATGCTCAAGAAATAGTCCACGTCTTCCTGGGTAAGTTGGTCCCAATTGTAGCGTACCAACCTTCTGCCATTTACATCTACTCTTGGCTCTCCAAGTGACTGGCCGCTGGGTAGCGGCAACTCGGTACTTTCAAAGCTTTCCAAACTTGGCCAAACAATATAGAATGCCATTATATAACAACTCCTCTGTGTTTCAGTATTTTTTTAATAACTCTATGCTGCTTACGTATTAAACTGTTATTTAAAAATTTTGAGTAAATCAGCATATAGTAAAGAGTACCTACTAAGAACGGCGCGCCGCTGGTCTGAGCGCCGATTCGACAACCTATAATATTGGAAGGATTTGCAGCTGATACATTGCCATACAATTCATTGCCTATAATCATTTTGCCCTTTAGAAAAGTAGGATTATAGCAGTACGTAAAAATACTCGTAGAGTATACGTCAAAAGAACCAGAAGCTTTTGCAAATTGCGTAACAGTAGTCGTGCCTGTATTTAAACACCCACGCATATTTTTTAAGTATGGGCTTAAACTAGTAACCATGCCTGGTGAAGCATTAAGTATAAATCTGTCCGTAGCGCTTATTGCAGAACCCAAAACAGAGCCACCGCTTTTACCTACAAGTCCAGCTGTAATAACAGTGAACTCTTTACTAACAGATAAAGCGTCCCTTACTGCATTAGGTAACGTTATATAATCGTCAAAAAATGTTATGCCGGTAGATGTTCTTTCAGGCCTAGCGTTACCTAGACCAAACGCTCCATGATTGCCATTGCCTGAGTAATCTAACAATACGTCTCCTGTTAGCTCATCAAAACGGTATTCGGCAACTAGCTCATCAGCGTGTATGCCTTCTATTCCTTTTGCTATCGGCTGTACTACAGTAATTTTCATGTTAGCACCTCCTAGTAAAGTTCCACATCTATATCTACTGTGGTTCCGTTACCTGCTAGCACATCTACAAGAACTACTAATTCTTTTACAGCATTAATATCTACAACAACCACTTGCGAAAGGGGCTGACCCCCTAACCCACCTAAAACCGACAACAAATTAACGTCTGTAGCATACCAGTTTATTGATGTATCGTTCTTCCGAAAGAATGGCACGATGCCTACTGAGGGAGCCGCGCCTAAGTTGTCAATAGCAACCCTTGTATAGATATAGGCTTTAGTTTTACCTACACATGAAATAGTTTCTATGGCGCCAAAAACATATGCGTTATTAGCGGCGTAAATAGCTGAAGTAGCAACAGCTGTTCCAGTACCAGCGCCAACAACTTTTACATTTACAGAATCAGCTTGGCCCCCTGTCTCAACTACGCCTATAGCCGTTATTGTACACCCTGCTGCTCGTTGCTCTTCTGTAATACGCCCAACCCAAAAAGGCGCCGTTGTAGATGGAGAAACGAGAACGTCATAATACGCAGCCCCAACAGCTTGCGGAATGAATATGTCAATACTTTCCCCGGCAGCCGGCGTAACTACAACTATATTTGAAATGCCGCAAGAACCATAGGCGTTCCCAGGAGCGACCGCTACGCCATGGTTAACGGCCGTTAAAGAGCCTCCTACATCTGAATTTGTAGCTGTTATTGTTACGGTAGGTACCTTATCTACTGCTGTAATAGCGGCCCTGTGCGCTATTACAGCAGTTCTACTACCCGTTAATTTGATAGACGCCGGGTTGTTATCAGTGAATATTTCATTGCCAGCGGTATCGATAGGTACTACTTTTCCAGTAAACCTTTTGTAGTTACCTGTAGCCGCGTCGTGCTGTAGCATAAATCCAACAGTAGCTAAAGCGTTGACGAATGTTTCTTCGTCTCCTAAGTTAGCTACAATAGATACATCCTCGTCACCCGCTGTATTAGTAATCTTGATACCACTGGTTTTAGTAATCTCTTGGACTAGTATAAACTCATCTTGAGCAGTTTCACTATTGACATACCGGAAGCGGTACCAGCGTTTAGTTAGCTTTAACCAATTTAACTCAGCAGTAGTACGTACATTCACACTTACATTTGTGAGCTCCGATGCAGTTATTCCACCATCATCAGAAGCATCAACATATAGAGTGCCCGCCGCGTCTGCAAATATCGTACCTTTAACTGCAACCACCGTATCACTCTTAAGTCTATCTTGCCAAGGCTGCTCATACACACCTGCAGCAAGTAGCGGCTTTCTAGTTATTGTAGCATTCATTTTGTTCCTCCTCCCACCTCATATTAAGAGGTAGCACCGTGATCGTAAACAACGCCAAGACAAGTAACGATAGCGGCGATACCGTTAGCTATCGTATTGACCTGAGCGTCTGAGATAACTGCAAAGCCTAATGCATCAGTAGCTAGTTTAGCTGCTCCTATTAAAGCTACCCAGAAAGAAGCGCTTTTAAGTTTACCTTTAAAGTTCCACATTTGTATTCACCTCCTACACTACATGAGATTTTATTTCTGTTACATCTTTCTTGATATCATCTACAATATCAAGTTTTTTAGCGAGCGTATTAATAGTGCTTTGATACTGCGCCTCGCGTTTTGCATTTTCTTTTAGCACATAGAACAGTAGACAGACAAATAAAAATGCAAAAAATCCCTGACTCGACGCTAACTTAAGTGCTTCAGCTTCCATTCACCTCACCCCTCGGTAACAGAGTAATTAACTATCTATACCTATACTACACCTGATATAAGCTTGCTGTCTTGGCCCTACGTATGCTATAGCCCGTACGTACATATCAAAGTTACCATACTGTGTGGGATCTATCCCAGTAGGTGCTACATCGAACCACATAGCGTCATTAAAGCTATACTCGAATACTGGGTGCGCACTATCTACAATATTGCTTATCCTATCATCTAACAAGACAGTCATCGCTTCATCTGCAAACGCTTCAACACGGCAATGCAGCTTTGGACCAAGGTAAGGTATGTTTTCCTGTTTATTGATCTTAAATTTAATTGTAGGATTTGCACTTCTAATATCTGTCACTAACAGTACTGGAGATGTTAAAGCTATATCCGGTGCAAATATTAAATATGGATATGAGATTCCTTCGTCTATATTCCATGTGTCAGTAAAGTCCCATCCACTAAATGTTGCCTGTTGTCGCATTTGTGTGGTAGTTTTAGGTATACCTTTACCTGTATCGTTTTGACCAGATGTTTCTGAGTCGTAATAGCAAGCTGTTAGCGTGCCTACGGTATCTACTTCACCTATCAAACCGCCTTTATATGCTGGGTAGTCGCCAGTTTGAGTAACAGAACCAGCCGAAAAACAATTAGTAAAATCAGTATTTCTCCAGAACCCTACTAACCCACCGACACGCGCACCCTTTACATTAACGATAGCGTAACAATTATTGAATTCGCCGCCGGATGGACTTCCTACTAGTCCACCAAAGAAATAATTTCCACTTAAATCCTTGTCATTAACAGTTCCTGTTGCATAACATTTGTTAAATATTCCACCGGGACCGCCCCCTGCAAGGGTTCCACCATTAGTATAAGCGGTTACATCTGCATTTAAAATACCTATGTTTGAAAAAGTAGCTCCATTGTAAAATCCGAACAGACCACTACACTCATCGAAAACAGTACTTGTAGGTTCTCTAGGGTCTACTCTTTGTAAGTTGTTAACAGTGTAACCGCTACCATCGTAGCTACCTGTAAATGGCGCGAATATAACCCATGGATCGTAATCCAAGTCGCTTATATTTCCTATAGGTTCCCAGTTAGCATACCCTGATAGATCTATATCTGCAGTTTGTTTATAAGAAGCAGCCAGGTCATTCCTTACCGCGTTTAAGTCATCTGCATCCTCTACTAGGTACGGGTCTAGTTCCATACCAGTACCACCGCCGAAATTACCTCCCGCCAAAACGTCACCAACTCTCTACCTAATTATCTGTACCAACGCTGCATCTTATATAAGCATGTAGCCGCGGGCCTACATGCACCATGGCCCGGATATACATATCAAAATTTCCGTACTGGGTAGGGTCAATTCCTGTCGGCGCAATATCAAACCACGTAAACCCATTGAAACTGTATTGGAATGCCGGGTGACTACTATCTACAATATTGCTGGTCCTGTCATCAAGCAACTCGGTCATTTCGCTGTCCGCAAAAACCTCTACCCGGTAGTGTAACTTTGGACCTGTGTAAGGTACATTAGCTACTTTTACAATAAGAAACTTAATCAGCGGGTTTGCGCTACGCATTTCAGTTGTTAATAATTGTGGTGGACTTGGAGATAGCTGAAAAACTGCTGTTACTACTCTATCCGCATTCATAAATATGGTCGTGGTCGAACTATTTGGATCTTCTACAGCACCTTGCCACTGTAGAAATTTCCAACCTTCGTCTGGAAGTGCTAATAAGTTTATTAGTTGGCCAATACCGTAACTGTAAATTCCACTATTAGGCGTAGTCGTACCGTTACCACTGATTTGTATAGTTAAGCTACAGACAAGCACAAATACTGCAGTAATTGTTATATCAGCACTACCAATAGTTACCGTAGTACTTGCGCTATTAGGTTGAGCTACATTACCATCCCAAGAATCAAAAGCGTAACCATAGCCTGGCACAGCTAAAATATTTATAACTTGTCCTTCTATGTACTGATGAGTGCCTACAGCAGGAGTCGTTGTACCAACTCCGCAAACATCCATAGTAAGGGTGTGAGTCATGGACACTAATGAGACGTTTCGAGAGACGTTACTATAAAAACCCGAATAACGATATTCTACCCACACAGAACTATAGGTGAAAGATACCAACATATCAGTGAGGGGCAGCAAATATTCCTGCGTGAAGCTCGAATAGAATCTTAAAGATATTACTTTTAGATAAGTTGTACTTGTTGACAACGGTATGGTGAAAAAGTCAGTAACAGGTAAAATTCCGGCGTAAACCCCATTAACATCTGTGATTGTAGTTACGGTTATTTCCTGAACTTTTACATTACTGGAATTGTAGGCTCCGATAACGACATCTATATTCACATTCGGTAGAGGAGCACCGGAAATGCTATCTGTTACTATACCTGTAACAGCTACATTGCTAATTAGTTCTACATCAAGGATGTATGTGTAGCTTGGAGGTACGTAGGCACTGCCTGTTAGTGGATAGAAGTTTGCTAAGACTAAGTTAGATCCCTTGAACCACACTGAGTTTAGCGTTAATCCATTCGTGTAACTTGGCATATCTTGAGTATGAGTATAAAACCCATTACTATCTGTAGTAACTTCTGTATTAAAATACACACTAGCATTGTTGTAATTTCCAGAAATGTTTACAATTACACCAGCAAGCGGCGCTCCTGTACGCTTATCCGTTACATGCCCCGCAAACGTTACAGTAGCCGTAAGCCATCAACTCCTAAGATAGATTCCATTCTATTATTAATAATATATCCGGTATACTACAGCCTCCTGATTGCTCAAAAGTAACACCGTTACCCGGATAAAGCTCTTTATTTGTGTCGTTCACAGGGCCAAAGCTGGTTACTTGGTTAGCTGTGGCATTATTCCCAAGTATGAAAGTTTTTGTACAGATAACCTCGTTAGTGTCAACATTCCTAAGCAGTAGTTGCATCGGGCTTTCGTCAGTACCAGTTATGTCGGCTTTTGGAACGATATGTGCTGCCACAATATGACAGTCAGCCAGGGCTCCAAAAACCGGGTATTCGGTTGTTCCAGCTAGTAATGGCAGGTAGATAATAGAGTTCCCAAGGGTTTTGTCATTGAGCAGGTTTTTGGTTAATGCGAAATTATCGAAGTATGCATCCATACCATTAGACTGTATTAGTTTAATTAAAAACTTAGCGGTCAGAAACTCTTTCTCTTGATTTACTTTTGCGGTACCTTTAACTGTTAACCATTTTACCGGTAATTCATTAAGTTCTCCAGCTACCCAAGATATTGCCATTAAGAACCCTCCGAATCGTCACGTAGAGGGAACACTATCTTGTCACTAGTTCCATCGCCGTACGCAAATATTAATGCCACTATACCTTCTGTTTGATACGCCCCATCATCATTATCTGTAGCAGGTAAGAAATCAGCCTCTATTTTAAAATCCGATGGTGTCGTGAAATAGCTTTTCGTTTGTGACATATTAACGCCAGTACTATCTATAGCAAAGCAATAGGTACTCTCAGCACCATTACCTCCAGCAGCAACGCCTATATCATTAAGTATTCCTTCAATCGTCCAACCGGTCATATTACCGGTTTCCGCACCTGGGTTTGTAAGTTGATTCTTACCGTATAATTCGTCAGCCATACTACACCCCCGCTATCGGCTTTCTAGCTTTAACTTTTGCACTGAGGCCACTATCAAAATTTAGCTCGGTTCTGGTGACGACTATATCAATAGTGCCTATCTTATCGACTGTGTCCTCTATTTTAACAATATCGTGTACTTCTACGGCAGGGTCACCTCTTAATTCGACGTCAAAATTTACTAATGGATCTACAACGTACGTTAATAATGATTGCGCGTAAGATGTAGCTACACTTAAAGATTGGATAAGGTTATTATCGATCGGTAGTTCTCTTCGTCCAAATAAGGTAACTGCACTAGTATCTTCTATAGAGTAGTTAAATCCTGTAAATTCTACAGTACGTCCAATCACTTCAATAGTTACTACCTCAGCATCACCTATGTTAGCTATTTCAACTGTTATAGACCATGCTCCATAATTGATATTGGTTACTTGCGCGTTAATAGCACCAAGTAAATTTACCTGTTCCACATAAAAAACAGGTCCAATTGAAAATTCCGCGGCAGTTACTGCAATACCTCCAGTAGGTATGCTATAGTCAGTAATGCTGAGAATAGTAGTCAAAGATTTTTTAACAGGAAGTTTGTAGTTTAACCTTATAACTGAGTATGCGTCTAAATACTTCTGAGGGTTTTCTGCATTGATAATTTGGTCGTCATCGGTCCAAGTAGTAACTGAACTACCGCTAATGAAATTACTTTTGACCTGTATAATACCATATCTGTCAGCATACACACTACAGCAACCTGCGGTGCTGAGGTACTGCAGCGCTGCTTTGACTTTACCTTTAGGAATATAGCCTAGCAGTACTACCTGCGTCAATGTAGCGTCTATAGTATACTCATCTGTAGCCATTCCAAGAGCGGAAAACAACATCTCGAATAACTGTCCTATTGTGGTATCGGATGCAACGGCTATCATAGGGACATCTAAATCGCCTATCTCGTACAGCTTGTCGTACGCTGTTACAGATGATTCCAAAGAACTACTTGGACTGTTCCAATCACCGGACCTAAATACGCCGATAGGAATATACTCAATACTACTATCAGGTAGTTCTAAACCAAGATACGGTTTAATTAAAATGTTAGGCTTAAGCATACCATAATAAATACCTTCAGAGTTGGTTGGTGTAAAGTCTCTAGCGCTATTGTCGAAACCTATAGTAAGTTCATTTGAACTTACTAAACCTAACGGACTTGCACTATCCGCTTTAAGTTCCTCAAGAAGACTTAACGAAACTATCTCATTGAATATAGTGAGTAATTGATCTGGACCATCGAAGTATACATCAACACGTGCTATTATATGTCTAGTATCCGCTTTTATAGAGTCTTTATAAGCTTCACTGACTATTATCAACTAATCACCCCACTATTGTTCAATTAAACTGAATTGTACATCTTTCCAGTACCATACTCCATCCGTACGGAACTTTTTAAACTTTATAGCACCAGGGTATATAGTGTAAGTTTTGGTATCTCCATTTTCGACAAACGAGAAGTTATAGAAAGCGGTATTACTGTCCAAGATATCTGTAATGGTCTCTAGTTCGGTACCAGATAAAACTGCGTAACTAAAGTTGAATTTCTTCTTCTTAGCTATAATTTCCATAGTCATCTTACCAGAAGCTACTCGACCAGACTTAGATAGCTTATACTTCTCTACATCAAAGTCGGTAGGCTCCTTAATAGAGGTACCGTTAATTTTAGGAGCGATTCCCACTATCCGATACCTCCTCTCCGTTGAGTCTCTGCTATAGCTATAACTTGCATACGGCGCGATAGCTCTTTTAAGCTTCGATCATCAGCAATAAGAGTACCTACGTACATAGGAGGCAGCTCCGAAGTGCTGCCGTTAGATTGTTGTGGCAGAGCTGCTAAAACAGAATCTACAATCATAGACACAAATGGTTCTGCTGCGCTACCTGACAATGGTACAACACCTTCTGGGCGATTATTCTCAGCTACCCGTACTATTTGGTCTTTACTTACAATTCCTCCTGCGGCTAAATGTGGAATCTTTGCAATCTGTGGCATACCTACACTAAAGCCTCCAACTTCACCTACAAGTGGGATGTTTACGGATGGTACGCGTATAGTTAATCCGTTAAGGTAGCTTATAAAGGAATTCATAATATCAATCATATTATTTACAGAACTTCGAACATTCTCTTTAATAGAAGTCCATATACCACTAATTACGTCTCCTATAGCACTAGTAATATTTTGCCAACCTGATACTACCTTAGCTTTAGTAGCCTCCACTTCGTTGGCCGCTGCAATACCTACGCTACTAAACATAGCTGTTACTAGACTTACCATTGTAGTTGCAATTCTAGGAAAAAACCCTGTAAGCTTAGACAGTATAACTACTAAAACTTCTAGAGCTATAACAGGTAAACCGAGCCACCAAGCTGCTATACCTGCAAATAATACGCCTACAGTGACTAGTACAGCCGTCTTGTGATTTTCCCAAAAATCTTCTATTACAGCGAAAGCTTGGCTTAGTGGCTTCTTCATCATATCACCTAGTTGTCCCATAACATCAGAAGCCCAGTCCCCAAAGTCTTTCATTACTTCTTTTATTTTATCTGTACTAGTATTCCAAGCATCCTTAAACAATCTTGCAGCTTCTACAATAGGACTTACTGCCGCTACAACGCCGGCCCAAGTTGAATCCCACACTTGTTGAAAGCTTACTACAGCTTCAGATACGTAATTAACAGCTGTATCCCACGCTACTGAGAATGAATTTGCCAGTTCAACTGCAGGTTGTACAAAAGCCTTTGCAGTCTGTACAACGGAATACCAAGCTAACTCTAAAGAATTCACAGCGGAAGTCACTAGTTCAGTAGCATTTTGCCATGCATACTGAAACGCGTGTACTACTTCAATAACAGGAGCAAAAGCTGCTTCAAAAGCTTCAGCAAAAGAAAACACCCAAGACGGAACAGGCACTGGCACCGGTGCAACTATAGGAATAGGTATCGGTGGTATAACAGGAACCGGAATAGGTGGTATCGGCGGAATAGGAGGTATAGGTGGCCACGGCGGAAAAGGAGGTATTTCTGGCCACTCAAATTGTGGAAGAGTTCCATCACTACCCGGTTCTAAAGGGCCTACACCATCTACAGGTGGTATTGTAGGCATATCTGGAATATCAGGAATGTCTAAAGGAGGTATATCGTTATCTTCTTCATCAGATAATTGATATACTTCATCAAAAGACATTATTGATTTTTTAGCTTCTTCAGCCGCTTCATCAGTATCATTCAAGCCATCTATAACTTCTTGTAAACCAGCAGTATACTCATCTGCCCACTTAGACGCATCATCAGATGTGTCAGGACTAAGTATTTTACCGATATCATAACCAAGTAGCGCAGACAACTTACGCATTAAGTTATCAAGCCATGCCGCGGCAGTCTGAGAACTTACTGCCAATGCTACTAGCGCTACTGCTAGCATAATAACTACGGCTACAATAGGATTGCGTATCATTACTACGTTAAGTGCCGCTAAAGCCCTTACTAAAAGAGCTACAAGTTTGGTAACAGGTCCAGCAATAAATAAAAATCTAAGACCAGACGCTAACCATAGAGTTGCTTTAGCGGCAGTACCAGCTATAAGTAAACCAGTTATAGCTATAACTAAGTAACGTATAGGCGAACCAGCTTGTAATGACCATTTAACAAGTAATGATATAGCGCGTACTACGCCAGCTAATACTGGCAGAAATATACTGGCTAAGCGTAAGCCTAACTCAGCCATATCACTGAAGACCGGTTTAAATGCTTGCCATAGCATGCGTACACTGCTCCAAAGACTCTTAATAGCACCTACAACTAGCATAATAGATGTTTGTAAGTTAACAGGAACTATATGCTTGAACAATGAACCCAACCCAGATTCTTTTACTATACGTCTCATTTCCTGTAACTTATCTGAAACTACTTCTAGGGAGCTTCTTAGCTTTTCAAACATTGGCGTGAATACATCGTTACCTACAAATAACAAGGCATCTTTTATGTTACTCCACAAACCCATTGTAGTTCTGTTGAGCTGCTGAGCAGCGCCGTGGAAGCGCTTGTCCATGCCAGTGAGTAACGCTGCGATAGCTTTACCTGCTGGAATGCCTGCCCTACCCATATTTTGCATGTCTTTTTTTGTAAGACCTAGTTCTTCACGTAATATCTCGAATGCCGGTATTCCGCGCTCTGCTAATTGGTTAAGTTCTTGTGTAGCAACTTTACCTTTAGTACGCATCTGCCCTAAAGCAAGTGCTATACCTTCAATAACTTCTACACCACCGCCTCTCACAGAAGCAGCGTCTGTTATAGTACGTAATATAGGTATTAACTGTTTACCTTGAAAACCCATTGCACCAAGAAGTGACGATATTCTAGAGCTTTGTTCAAACATTAATGGAGAAGTTGCAGTGAAGTCTTCTAACGCTGAAATAAACCCTTTTGCATCATTAGCAGAACCCAGTAAAATTTTAAAACCTATTTCAGCCCGTTGTAATTCACTGTTGAATTCTGCTAAGCTATCTACACTTTCATTTACTGTCCGCAATACTTTGTAAAAAGCTTGAGATATTAAGATACCTGTGGCAATTCTACTGACATCTTTAAGATACCCGCGTGTAGTCCATGTAAGTCTGTTAAGTTGGTTTTGAGTATTGTTAAGTGCATTTTGCGTTTGGGTACCTAAAGACCTTTGAAATTGTGTACCCAGCGCACTGATTTGCGTTCTAACTTGTCTTATAGACGCGTTAAAGCTTGTCGTGGCTAATGATAAGTTTACTATCAAGTTTCCTATGTTCATTTTATATCACTTCCTAAAGAACTTGATCTATGTAACCAGTTCTAGGTGCGTCGGTTGTATCTCCCTTGCCGTTTACTTCAATATGTACGTTGATAAGAGCCTTGAGGCGACGGGGAGTACATCGCCAAAATTCACTAGCAGACATTCGAAGAAGGACTGTGCCAGCATAGTATAGCCAGCGCCAGTCCCATCCATCGTCGTCTATTTTGGTAGCTTTATCAACTACAAAGGGTTTTTCGTATCAGTACCTTTCGGAAGAGCTGCTTCGATTGCAGCTAAAAGTGTTTGTGAAACTGCATCTAAGTTACGTAAATTTAGCATAGCGCCAACACTTTTTACTGTTAAACTCGGGTCCTCATGCAACAGTCCAGCCCATGATACGGCTCTTACAGCTTTCATTTGACCGGTGCCCTTTTCCATTTCTTTAAGAGCTCCTTCAATTGAACCATACAATTCTTCAAGCTCAATAAAAGAATTTAAGTCGTACTTTAGAGTACGCTCTTTATCTAACAAAACAGGAAAGCAACTTTCCTTTACGTCCGCAGCGTGGCTCACGCTTACCACTCCTTATAATTAGTATCCTATGTTGTTTCTATTGGGTCAACTTGTGTAAACCACCCAGTACCTATAGACTCAGTGTAGCCAGTAGTATCTTCGTCTGTTTCAAGTATCCAATCATCATCATGGTCACGTTTCACGAAATTACCTTTGATGGTTGGTGTCTGGAAATTAACCTTATCGCCACGCGTTTCATGCTTACGTTCTGGTTGTGTAAACTTACCTTTAAGCAACCATACAAAACGGTACTTGCCGTTACTTTTAAGCGTTTGAAAACCGATAGCAACCCACGGCGGTATGTCACCAGCCGAACGCCGTAGTACACCTTTAGCAGATATTGTATGACCAAGCAACGCTGCTTGTATATCTAACGGTATGTCTGCTGCAATTAGTTCCAACTCAATCTGCCCTAAAGATGAGGCAGTTTCCATAGGACCGTCATCAGCAAATAACGTTTCATTAGCAGCATTTGGATTTATATTAGCCTGAATAGCTCCTGCAATTTTAACAGGTGTAGCATACAAAATAGTAGCCTCTGTATCTGTAGTAAGAAGTGCGTAATGCAACTCTTTTAATCCTATAACAACACCGTCCATTTATGGACCCCCTTTCAATCACTAACTGTAGTTATAGCTACGTTGAAACCCCATATGATACGATTATTCTTATCTACATCTATGCGAAATGGTGTTTGTCTAGGTAATACAATTAACCATCTGTCGCCTAACGTCATAAGTCTATTTTCAGGAGTATTAAGTAGCTTATATATATCCCAAATGCGTTGTTTGGCTGTACTTGCATTTACACCACGAGAAATAACTTGAATTGATCTAACTGCGGCAGAGCAAGTTTCACTTGGTACGCCTGCGTACTCATTTAAAACTACAATGTCGTTTGGCTCGTTAGGAGTAAAATCTCTGAAACAATCTATGCCATCACCTGTGACTACTCCTTCAGTTACTAACAACGCAGTTAAATCAAGCAATAAATCTGCCATGTAGTTACCTACCTATACTATTGGCAACACGTGCTGCTAGATTAGCCTCTAATTTAGACTTTAACCTATTAGCAGGGTCCTCCAAAAATTTAGCTTTACCATTTGGGTGTACAACATCTAACCTTTCATGCACTATTAGCGCATAGTTAGAAGTGGGCTCTTTAGTTTTTGCATTTATTGTAGATGCCGTACCGAAGCCACACGTAAGTTTTATACCTTCTTTACCCGTATTAGGAGGTGCTACAAACCGGCTATTGTATAGCGCACGAGTATCTTTAGGTACCTCTTGACCAGCTTCATCTATAAGTAAGCGACCCTCAGCGTACAACGCTTTACGCAACGCGTTATGTATAAGGTCTTCTGCTATGTCTAGATTAGCCGCTATATCTTTTATACCTTGTGTACTTATGTTCATTCCAGACTTAACTTGCACTGTACGCACCTCACCTACAAGTAGATAACTTTCAAATCAACTAAACCATTACGGTAAAATAAACTTATACTCTTTATTTGTGTGTCTTTACCATTAAGCACAACTTTGTCCAACTCATTTATTTCAGTTGTTCCTGACAGGTACAATTGAGTATTGGAAACAACTTCAACGCCGTTTTTGTCTGTTATTGTTACTATTTTTTCTTCAGGATAACACTTAGTATAAACAGACTCACCGTAAACAGCAACACCGGCGCCATCTACTTCTAAAAAAGGTTTAATCTGTAAATCTACATTTATCCATTTTTTCAAGCTATTGTACATACAATCAATCTCCAGTGTTTGGCGGATTATTTTGCATACCTATACTAAACACTTTTTCATGCGCGTATAACGGTACAGATAAACCTGAAGCAGTAAGTTTTAGTTCATACTTTTTGGCCTGTTCTTTAAAAAACTTTAAACGCTCTGTAGGGTCTTCATACTGAGGGCCTAGACTCCGCTTTATATCCCTAGCGAACAGAGTGGCAGCTCGTGTAAATAGCTGATACATTAACTGATTGTTACTACTGGCGTAAGTGTTAATTAAGTACTGTATTTCCTCGTTTTGCATAATAGGTTCGTCCGACCTTGTATCACCAACGACAAATCTTAACTCATCCAATTGGCTACTAGAAGGATCGCCTGAGTATGTCCAAGTCATTTCCTCACCACCTATGGAATGACTATTGCTTTTATAACCTTAACCGGCTCAACACCAGGCTCAACAACCGGCTCAACAACTTTCGGTATATCCACAATATGTTCTGGATTAACAATATCAATACCGTACCGTATACTAAATAGATAATGCATACTATCAAAGTTTTGCTCGTTAATCTCAACAATATACTTATCACGTAACCGGTACTTAAAATCCCTAATGTCTGCCGGTTCTATAATAGAACCGGCATGCTTAATACCAGACTTACATTTAAATGTACGTCTGACAATAAAGTAAGACATTACGCAACAATATCCTTAAAGAATGTACCAAGGTCAGCACATATTTGTTTAGCATCGAAAGCAATCTCACCTTCGATACGCTCTGTACCGAGGCCGAGCAAGTCCATCGGCAAACGTACAATTCTGTTACCATAAGCGCCAGCGCCTTCTAGACCAGTCCATGCAAAGATATAGCCTGCGGAAGGCTTACGAAGACCAGGTTTCTGGTTAGCGTAACATAGTAATGCATGTTTACCCATAATAAAGCCGATGCTGTCTGTAGCGCCTTTAGCGGCAGAGTTTACAACTGACCATGCTACAACAACTCTTTCTACTTCAAACAGTGTTGCGAGCAAATCAGCGGTTACGATACCTTTTTGTGTGTACTTTATTCTGTCAAGAATATCGGGATGGTTTTTCAGTGCATTGAAAACTACAGGTGACAATACAAATACATTAGGCTTGAAACCGGTTTCACCTGCCATTGTAACGCCTGCATCTGTAACATCTTTAATAGGATTTGAAGCATCATCACTCCAGTGTAACAACTGGTTAGCGCCTGGATTAGACGCGGTACCGGCCCATTCAGTTCCCCAGATACCTGTACCAAAGTACTTTGTTGCCCATTCCATCTCACGACGAATAAGCATTTTCTGTGTTACAAAGTCAGTTGCGTCTTGATCAGCATCTAAAGGCTCATCGTAGTTAGTGCGGTCCTCAGGAGAAATATCTTTATGGAATGCGTGCTTTTTGCAGTAGTACGGAGTTGATGCCTCAACACCGTAATCGCCACCGGCGGACTCTGTACTGGCTGCTCGTACAGCAGCTTCGTCACGCATGAAGTCACCTTTATTGTAGATATAGTACATATCAGATTGGCGTTTTACAGGTATAACAGGAAATACTTTATCAGCTATGAAAGCACTTGCATCCTGTAAATAAGCTACTGATACGTTTGTAAGCGCTCTATCTACATGAGCATCTTGCATTTTAGGCATTAGTTTTAGCCCTCCTCTCTAAAATTATGCAGCGGGTTCAAGCTTCAACATTACTTGAACAAGGTATAGCGGTAAATTAGCGGTAGCGCCATTTGTTACAGCAATTGTAAGGCTGTCACCGGCAACTAATGCAAGATTTGCAGGCGTAGCGCTTAAAGTTAAAGCTTGTGCAGCAGCAGCTGCGGGGAATGCTACGGCAGTATTAAACGTCACTGATGCAACTGTGTCAGTGCCTTTCTTTATGACAAAAGCAGAAGTATTAGCATCATCAATACCTGCTGCGGTACCCTGCGAAATTACTTGGGCAGAAACAACCGTGGCAGTATAACCTACTGGACACGACCCAAAAGCTACTGCAGTGAGGTCAGCACCCGCTGCTAAGTCTGTTCCTTGATAGAACAATGGAACAATTACGTCACCGGCGGCACCTTTAACACCTGTAGGCATTTTAACAGTACAAAATTGACCAGCTGCAGCCGCCCCTACAAGAACGATACCTAACACTACACCACCAGTAGTAGCTGTAACAGCTTTACCATCGGCAGCAGCTTGAACCTGTGCACCAGCTGCAATTGCTGCACTTGCTTCAACAATGGCAATACCATCGTTAATTTCAACCGCTTGATCAATAGCGGCTTCATTTCTTGTGGCACCTATAGATGCTTCACCTAAACCAGCTTGCACGATCAGGCCATTTGCATCAACTTTAACGAACCTATACCTCCTAACAGTAGCGGCAGCTACACCACTAAAGCGAAGATTAGGTATTTCAAACACTGTCATTAGTTTTACACCTCCACTTATTTACAGTCAGTATAGCACTCACTGTACTTATCCTCTATTCAGGTACTCTTTATACAACTCCGGACATTCCTTAATAACAACACTAACTGCTTTTTGTTTAGTAATATTATCACGCTTAGCAACTTCTGCAGCCTTAGCTTCGATTTTAGACCAGGCATCGGTGCCACCAGTGCTGTGCGTGCCGCCTACTTCTTTAAGTACAACACCATCAATAGCCGCACTTACAGTAGTAAGAACGTCGATAACGTCTTGATCGCCCTTTTTACAAATCTCAATCAGCTTTGCGTTATCTACAGGCAGTGCCTTTAATGCGGATGCTTTAGCTACGGCATCACTGTGTTGCTTCTCGAGTTTTTCCTTACGTAAAGATTCCTCAGCAGCATTTTTCTGATCGCGCATTTTAATGAATAACTCACGCGCCTGCTCAGGCATTCCTTTCATTACTTCAGTTTCATCAAATGATGCACTGCTTTTTTCTTTCTTAAGCCCACACGCTTTACAAATACCTTCACCATCTGCTTCACCAGCACATTCACATTTTTGCTTAGCTTTTGCAACTTTTAACTCGTCTTGCACATGCACAATGGTATCTTTAGCAGCAGTAAGTTCCTTATTTACTGTACTGATAGTGTCATTAGCAGTGTTTAACGCAACAGTTAATGTATCTACATTGGCTGTTTGCTTTGCAATTTCTGCTTTTACAACTTCAGCGTGTTCAGGCTTAAGCTTAGCTAAAACCTCTTCAAGGTCCATATCGTCTTTCTCCCTTCTTTTATACATTTTTATGAAAGCGGCAGAGTTGGCTCCTTCATCAACAAAATCAACTCTGTCGACCACCAGGCCAACAATGATATTAGGCATACTACTCAACCTCTCTTATATTATTATACGTTATACAGCCAAAAATTATAACTAAACTTTAAATTTTAACACGTTTGGCGGCACCTTGTATTGAAAACATTTTGTATTCACCGCTCTTAACTTTAGCAAGTATATCACTGTCAGAAGTTTTAACAGTTATAAACCATCCCTCAGGTACAGTACCTTCTGGTATACCGATAGCTTGCTGTTTATCTTTTGTAAACACAATTGATTCAACAACAACACCTTTACTAGTACCTTTATGCACTTCGCCGCTGTCACGATAATCAATCATAAAGTCTATTGCGGCTTTTTCTAGTACATCTGGACTTATAACGTCATCTTCCCAATCTAGCGGTAAAGAACCATCCGCATTAATAGCGACGCTGGCCCAACCGCTTATAAGACCCTTTTCTTCGTTTGACTTTGTTATTGCAAAGTCAATTGCAACATTAAGATCTGCATCATCAACGTTAGTGTAGTGTTCAACTCTTGTATTGTTGTACTCATCAATATACACACTATCACCGTTTTCAAGGTACACTGACGATGTCTTGTTGTCACTAAAGCTTCTAGAAGTAACTACAACAGCCATCTTAATTACCGCCCCCAGTGTGATTCATATCGTTCTGCTCAAAATCATTTTCTGCAGTATCGTCCTCCTTACTTCCTTTACCTGCATCAGCACCTTTACCAGGCACCGTACTATCATTCTTTTTAAGTTGCGGTAAGTATGTTTTACTGAAAGTATCAACATCAAGTCCAGGTAAACTAAGAACATGCCTAAGGAAGTTTTGTAGTTCTATGTCACCGGCTATGTTTAGACCCATTGCTCTTAACATAAGCGCAAGTTCCTTAAATGTAGGTGTCTGTATTTGTCCAGGAATAATAATCGGATACTCTGTAGTATCACTGAAATTGTTAAATCTAAATAAGTCAGGTACTGCTTTTGCATTAAATACATCAGCTATGTTAGATAGTTGTGACTGTAATGCAGCGGCTAGCATTGACTGCTTTGCGTCAGTTAATGCAAAAGAACCTGACTGATTGCCACCAATCAATATGATATCAGACAGCATAGTTATTGCTATTCTATTATCGTACCTATCAATTGTAGATCCTATGTCAATTTGCCGTGAAGAACCTGATGTAAGTAACTTAAGTTCCCAACCAAACGGTAATAACAAACCTTCTTCGCTATCACGTCTTACTGAAGATACAATATCTTCAGCTCTTTGCTTAAGTACAACCATTTCAGGATCGTCTGGATTCCACAGATCTAAGTTCTGTGGCGCTGTTAATACTGGAAAACCGGCAAGGTCTCGTTCAATGCCTATACCCTCTATTTCTTCAAAATGCTTTTTGAAGAACCAAGACCTATACGCATTCCTTAGCAATGATCTGCCTTCAGGGTTATCTTTATTTATTTTTGTTCTAAACAGTAACCCTCTAGACATTGGTATATGGACAATTTTATAGTCAGGTTCAGCTAATTGAACAAATTCAGTAACATCGCCTTCTTCATCGAACGTCCATTCATGTAACGATACTTGCGCACGAATAGGCAATCTACGCCACGCAATTTTACCGTCTGTATACTTGCTACGGTACTTGCTGTTAGACTCATACGGACCTCTTCTTACTTTGTACACAATCTCATGAAAACTAAAGCCGTACGTAAACATTGACAATATCTCTGAAATTACGTTAGCCCACGACATATCCATATCATCCATACAACTCTTAAGAAACTCGGCGGCAGCTAAGTCAGCGCTGCTTGTGCCAGCTGGCTTAACAGACCAACTTACTCCTCTTATAAGCATCTCTGCAAGGTACAACACCGATCCTATTACTGCATCATTATCTGCCATTTCTTGATATATCTTTCCGGCTCTTGGCCAACGTAACTCAGGTAGGAACTCTTCATATACATACGGTCCGTACCTCTTAAGACCTGTTGTACCAAGTTGTTTAAGATTGTAGTTCCTAGGCACTTCATAACCTCCTATCTATTAAGTTTAGACCAATGACTACCCCCTGCTTTCTTTACGCCTGATGGAGGCCTTAGCAGTGCTACATTCCTAAATGTATTGAAAGCACCTGAAAATGCGTCTACTGTATCATCCTTTATACCATACGGAAATGTATCAGCCTCATCAAAGAACTGTAGTATATTTCTACACCTTTGTGAAATAAATACTCTACCTGATTGTGATGCGGCTGATGCAGTTCTAGAACGCTCAACTTTTGAACCTGTCGACGCTACACCTACAAAATCGTACCCAGGTACTACATTACGGGCATAATGGTCTATAGTGATGTCACCTGAACTGCCTGGTTCTTTCTCCATGCGTATCATACAACTATAACCATCTAGCTGGGCAGTCATTTTAATTATCTCTTCAACATCGTGTGGCATCTTCTGCACACGCTCAATATCTTCAATCCAATACAAACCCTGATGGTACGCAAGTTTAAAACCTACAGTCCAGTCCGGTGCTCGCTTGTCGCGACCTTTACGTTTAGAAGGATCGGTTGATGCCATGTCCCAGAACCTAACGCGTCTCGCGTTATGCGGAATATCAGTAGGTGGTATAATTGTGTACCAATGTCTATTAAATAAGTCACCGGCAGCTTTGATTTGCCAATTACCATTCAACAGTTGTTCACGTGTAACTGGGTCTAACTCATCAAGAGACTCTTTATAGGCCTCAGCATCTAAGTGCGGATTATCATCGATACCCGCTCCGATAAATACACGACCCCTATCCTTACCATCTACAAAGAATCTTTGGTAGTAGTACTCACCGAACTGACCGCCAGGATTTGCGGTGGCCCTAAACCTAAGCGGTACATTCAATGCCTTAGGTTTACGTAGCCTGGAGAATAAATACCTGTAGTTAGCTGGGTCGATATGTGTTACTTCGTCCATACCTATATACTGGAACTCAGCGCCTTGGTACCTATAACAATCATTAGCAGACTCAAGGTATCCGAAGTTTAGTGTTGCGTTAGAAGGAAAAACATATTGTTTTTCTTTTTCAGACCATTTAACTTCCCTTGCCTCTACGAATGGCATTAACCATTGTTTAGATATATCAATCAAGGCACCTGGCAAGGCCAAGTCAGCGTACGTTTTACGAAACAGAATAGCAGAGTAACCTGGTATATCTACAAATTGTAATGCAGCCATAAGTTGTGATACCGATTTACCTCCTCCTGCTGCGCCGCCATACAGAATTTCACGTATGGCGTTCATCAACAGAAAGGCACGTTGCTTCGGCGTCGGGTCGAAGGGTATATACCTTGTCAATCGTGGTGTCAGAGCGCGTTGCAGCGCTGATACGTCACTATCACCAAGAGTCTGTATATCTAACATACTTAATCTACCTGCCTTATAACGGTTCTCCACTTAAAGATCATGTTCAGTCGCTCCTGACTGAAGAACGACTGACCCATAAACCAGTCCTTGAAGTCATCTGCTCCCTTCGAGCTGTTACATGAACTACAAGCCGGTACTATATTCGACTGCGTGGTCAAACCACCGCTCGCAACAGACTCAAGGTGATCACGAGTCAATCGCTGACCTCGCCGCGGCGTTCCTCCACAGTACGCACACTCCCCACCGAAGAAGATCAAACACTCTTTCCACTCTTGGTGCGTAAAGTCTGCATCATCCTCGCCGCGGCGCTTCATCCCACATATGAAATCGCTATGGTGCTTCCGTGACCGACTGTTATTCGCCTTACGACGCACGTTGTAGCACACTTTACAGTCTGTTCTGTACTCTGGTTCACCTACAATATTGGTTCCATTCTTAGGAAAATCGGAAATAATCTTCTTCTCACCACAGAACGCGCACGTGCGATACACGATTCCGTCTTCAACGACTGTAACTGACTGGAAGCCTCCGTGCATCTTTGCAACGTTACGTGTCCTATTTTTACGCCCGGTAGCCATTAGGTAGCCTCCCTATTAAGCTGTATAGAGGTAGTTCTGCCATTATTATCTACAAGTTCTATCTCTTTTGTCTCTGTTGTTGTCTTTATTTCCTTTGTTTCCTTCATACCGACGTGTGTAATTTGCCCCAGCGCCCCGGTCTGCATCAATATTTGCAGTACCTCTTTCATGTCTGATTGTGGTGTCTGTGTTTTTTTAAGTGCAGGGTTATCATTATCAGTAGTGAGAGCTCGCACCATCTCATCCTGTGCTATAGTATCGACTCTGGCTTTACGTTCCAGCTCCGCGCTGAGTTTGAACAGCGACGTAATGTCCTTCGGCTCCAACGCTGCCGGTTTAATCAGCTCAATGGCATCTACAAGCTTCTCTCTGATTCTGGACGCCATGTTGATGTGGGCCTGATTCATACCTAATATCTCAGTGCGGCGCTGTAGCAGTGTAATGTCATCACAATGTCTCATCCAAGCTTGCATACGCATCTGGAAGGACCATCTCTGTGCTATTTTCATCACTGCATTAACTGTGGTACTCAACTGCTCAGCTACGCTCTTGTACGAGGGCTTCTTACCTGGGTAAGAATCTCTGTATGCAACCCAGACTGTGTATTCCCACTGGGTTTCTTCAGGTTGCTGTACCCACAATTCAATTCCCGATTCCGCGGCGATAGCAACCCAGTCTCGGTGCATCCTTCGGTGTGAGTATAGTGAATTTTCTGTCTTAGCACAACTTACACAGATGTGTTTGTTTCTATGATCTGCTATACCACGCTGTCCACACCTCGGACAGTCAATTTCGACTTCAATCTTTACATCGTCACTGCGCTCTACAATGCTAGTAAAAGACCCTGCAAAGGACTCTGTAATCGGCTTAGCTATAAGTGTTGTAGTAATGCTTAGGTCATTTTTATCGCCTTCAGTCTTGCTTATACCTGTATCTGCATCACTCATAAATTTTTCACCACCTTAGTACTATTATACGTTATACAGCGCTATAGTAGAGCTATAGACTACTATTGTAGATATAAAAAGGTTTTCACGTACTTGCCGCGCGTAAGTATAATAATAGCCCTTATAAATGCCTTTTAAAGTATTTTACGGACTATTAACACGTAAATAATAGGTGCTACGTGTAAATATTGGCTTTATTTTTGTATATACGTAACTACAATATTGCCTTATTTAGGATCTACAATATTTGGATTTATCTGGACGCCATGATGCTTGGACGCCATGATGCTTGGACGCCATGATGCTTGGACGCTGCTTG